AGTATGTTCATAATCGCATTGGATATTTCTTGCACATCTTTATATTTGTGGAATCGCACGACTATATTTGTATCATATAGACCACTGTTGAGGGGTATATTTGCAGCGACGAGTTTTTGCCTTAAAGATTCTACATGTTGAGGAGTATCTCTTTTGAATCGCAACACTGCATCACATTCGTCATATACGCAATCGCGATCTTTATGATTGCGATGTCCTATGAGCGCTTGTGTTTCTATCATCTGAAACAGCCATCTCTGTAAAAGGTGCTCATAATGTATATTTGGAGCTAAATATGCATCCACCCAAATTGCAATATCATACTCTTGTAACACAGTGTGGCTTTGCCATTTTACGCGTTTGGCTGCAAGCCTTGGATCTTCCGTCAGCGGTTTTTGGACTATCTTCCATCCTATCGTCTTCGGCAATGCAAGATTTGTGAAACAGATATAATCCCATCCTTGAAGAGGCGCCTTGATCGCTGCAAGCGCATCTGCTTCCTGATTTGGTTCTGCAAAAATGGCTGTATAAAAACAACGCGACATTCCATTGTACTTTTCTTGCATAGGATGTTGTTTTTCCTGTATGTTTGAGGCTGAGGGCTTTCTGGCTTGCATTGTATCCACATAGGAAAGCTTAGATTCCAGCGCTTCTGTGCGCTGCATTGCATTCTGTATGCGCTGATTGAGCATATTCAATTGAGAAAGGGTCTGTACCAGTTTTGTTTCAGCGGTCTGTTCAGAACGTTTGAGCGAAGCAAGTTCTGTTTCATGTTGATGTTTCAATTCTTGAATGGACGCGATAATAGCCTCTTGCGCATAGGATTGAAGATTTTGCACAGCCTCCTTTTGTTTAATAATATCTTTTGATGTTTTTGTTAAGAACTCGTCTGATAGCTGATTGAGATACTCAAGGCTTTTCTCTTTGCGTTTAAGGGCTGCGATTTCTTGTTCTTGTTGTTGTTTAAGTTGCAGGGCTTCGGCTTTTTGTTTGACAAGCAATAGAGATGTTTTGGATACAAATTCTTCAGATACTTGACGTATTTGCTCAATATCTGTTTCTTTACGTTTAAGAGCCGCAATATCTTGTTCATATTGATGTTTGAGCTGTTCTGCGATTTGTATAGACGTGACGCGCATATCTCGCTGTATTTGCAGACCATCCTGTTTCTGTAGCGCAAGCTGTTCCTTTGTCTGCGCAAGCAGATCTTGTGAAAGGGTACGAAGCGTCTCTGACTCTTTTGCTTGTTTTTGACGGTTTTCATCAATGGCGGTTTGCACTTGCATGTATAGGGTTTGCATGTCTTGTATGCGCGTTGTAGAATCACGCTTCAACTCTGAATACCGCGATTCGTATTCTTCTGTGCGACGGCGCATCCAATCTTCTTGCGATGTTCTTAATCTACGTTGCACTTCTTCCACAAAGCCTCTCATTGTATCTTCGCTGAAAAGTGTATTGAATTCTTGCTCTCTTGAGTCTATCTTTTGAATATGTTGCTGAATATCTTTCCCAAAATCTATAATTCTTCGCTGGAAATATTCCGTCTGACCCTGCGTCCAAGTCTGCACCTTTGTTTCCAATGCTTTTTGAAATTCGCTGTATTTTTCTCGCTGCTTATGTTCTTCAATTTCCTGTATTAAATTCGTCTTCAAAAGCAAAAAGGCATCCTTTATCTGCTGAATTTCAGCGGCGGCGTCTGTGAATCTTCGCTGAATTTGTCCATTGCGATCTTGAAGCCAAGACTCCAGCTCTTTTTTTAATTCCTGTTTTGTATCATAAATGCTTTGACGAATTGTTTGTACATCGGCTGCAGCCGCTTTCAGATCCAGATTTACAGTAGTTCGCTGTATTTCTAAACTTTCCAGCGCAGCCACATGTTGCTTCGTTTGTTCCTCCAACTTTTGTTTCCAACTGGAAATTTGATTTCGCTGTATTTCCAGCTGAGTTTCAAATTCAGCGTACCTTGCTTTTAGAGATGTGGCTTCAATATCAGCCGTCGTCTTTTCCGTAAATTGCTGAATTTGATACGTTTGTTGCTGAATTTCCTTTTCCATACCTACAATACGTTTACTGATATGGCTTTCAATTCCAGCAAACCATGCAGTTTGTTGTGTTTCAAGCGCAGTTTGTATACGCTGAATATGCATTTGAACCATTTCTGGACCGTATTGAGACCGAATTTCGGCAGAAACTGTGTCTAGCCGCTGTTGCGCAGCCTCTGTGAAGGATTGGACTTTTGTGGATTGAAAATCCAGCGAAATATTGGAACGACGAATAGACTCCTCTATCGCTTGATCAACTTTTGTCTTCAGCTGAATTTCCAGCGATTTCCAGCGATCTTCTGAAAATCGTTCCTTCATTGTATCAAACAGTGGCTGGTAGGCAGACCGCATACCGTAAAATCCAGTTTGCACGTCACGGCTGAAATCTTCTACGCGCCGTATATCCGTTTGAAATGCAGCCAATTCGGCGCTTGATGCGCGCGTCGCCATATAATCTTGAAACTCGTGACGCAACATAGCCGCTGAATTGGTTATAAGAGCCTCTGCAAACGCTTGACCATCAGACCGTTTCAAAGACTGAATATCTTGTTGCACTATATCCACTTGTGATTGCAGCCTTGCAAGAGGACCACCCATTTCTTTTGGATTATACACAGTCGCATACGCCTTTTGAACCTCCTTCATAAGCGTAGATTCTAGATTTTGGATATGGGATTTTAGAATCTCTATCTCTTGCAGTGATTGCGGATCAGCCGATGGCGCTAGCGGTAGCCCTGGCGATAGATGGTGAATGTGCGGATGCGTATATACATGAGTTTCTAAAGATGATAGTCGTGAAAAAACAGACGCCATATCATCTGTTGCAGTGGGGCGAGATAAAAGTCGCTTCTCAAGGTTCTGAAGCGTTTTAGTAGGTATTGAGGATTGTACAAGTTCATCAATCGTGCGTTTAAAATCTGCAACAGCAAATCCCATATGGCGTGCGATAAATTTACTCAAATTAATATAGTCACTCCCCTGCATTCCGCGGCGCTTGGATGCTTCTTCCACTTGCTGATCAATGGCGTCACCGAGACCCTTTTGAAAAAACTGGGATTCTTTTTCAAGTGTGGCTATTTGTGCGCTTTGACGATTCACAATATCTTCTAATCGCTGTACTTGTGATATACTCGCAACTCCATCGCCACTTGGCGTCAAGTGTTGCATCTCCTATCCACAAAGCGGAGTGTAAAGACGCCTCAATGTCCGCGCTTTCCTCGCCATCCACCACGCCCTCGTCCTCGCGGTGATGCGTGTGCGTGCGCACCGGAATGACTTTTAGCTTCAAGACCAGCCTTATATACTGCATCTAGTTCTTGTTCGGACACTGTTTCGGTATTGATAGAAGGCGGAACATTGACAAATGTACGTGAAGGTCCCTTTACAGCGTGCTTGAACATATAGAGCCCATAGGGTCCTTTACGAATCTCGTATTGTCCTACGACGCGCAATGCGGCGGCGGGAGTGGCTGCAGACGCCTTTAGTTTTTCAGAAATTTCTTCAAATGTTTCTGTACCCTTATAGGACATGCGTTTCGTTTGCCATTCCACATAGGGTCCAAATTTGCCCGTCTTGCTTACAACTGGATGGTTATCTAGCATTCCTAGCACGTTTCCTTGTTGTTCTTGTATTTTTTGTTTAATAAATTCAAGTGCTTGGATTTCCGTCAGGGCTGGGAAACTTGCACCTTCTGGCCAACCATAGAAGACCGTCTTTTCCTTGTCGCCATCAGGAGATTCCCTCATAAGGAGCGGTCCTTTTTTACCGAGAACTGCAATCAGGTTGTCGCCAAACTCGCGCCGTTTACCGGAATTTTCTTTTGAGGCGGCTTTTTCAGAGTTTAGTGTTTCATACCTGTCTTTATAAGTACCCCACGTGTCCTGAAGAACTTGTTTCCAGCCTTCATTTCCCTCTGAAATCAAATCTAGACGTTTCTCCATGTTCGCTGTAAATTCGTACGCAAACAGATCATCAAAGTGTCCAAGAAGAAAGTCCAGAACAGAAAGACCGAGTGGCGTCGGAGTCAGACGATCTTTTTCGCCACCGAGTTTCTGTGTGCGGGAAGTGCATTTTGGCGGCCACTGCCCCAGTTTTCCAAGATGCATACTTTCAACTGAAACATCTCTCCCTTCAAATGACTGCGTTTTCACATATTCCTTTTCCAGAATTGTTGAAATAAGCGTCGCGAATGTGGATGGGCGACCAATGCCCTTTGTTTCTAGATCCTTTACAAGAGAAGCCTCCGTATATCTAGAAGGCGCTTTTGTCTCATGAGGATCGGCTGCGAGTGTGTTCCATAGGAGGCGAGTGCCTTCCTTGTATGTGAGAGCTGTTGTCCATTTTTCAGAGTCTGCATCTGCTTCTGCGGGTTCATCGGTCTCTGTTGTAGCTGCGCGACGCCAACCTTGAAAGTCCGTCTTGCGCCAAGTGGCTGACCACGGAAAGTCGCCAGAATCTTCCGCATCCGCCAAGAACTGAATTGTCCGCTGCTGCCCCTTGGCGGGCGCCATCACGCTCTGAATTGCGCGGAGCCAAATCAGCTGATAGAGCTTCTGCTCCTTTGAGGACCACGCATCGCCCTCTGTCGCTGGAAGCAATGCATGTTCAAAATGCGTGGGGCGAATGGCTTCGTGCGCCTCCTGGGCTTTGGGTTCATCTGTGACTTTCCCTTTGGACTTTTTGGTTTGGGTTACATCGTCGTTCCTGCAATAGTTTGCACCATAGAGTTCTGCGACCCGCTCTTTTGCTTCCGCTTTGGCTTCTTCTGAAAGCACGGCTTTATCTGTTCGCATATACGTAATGTGACCAGCTTCATATAGTTTTTGAGCAATCTTCATAGTATCTTTAGGAGTAATTCTGTAAAGGGATGATGCTTGCTGTTGAAGGGTGCTCGTAATAAGAGGTTGCGGCGCAGCTTCCGTCCAGGGTTTTGTAATAGCCTTCGTGACAGTCGCCCCTGGAGTTTCGTGGCACAGATCTAGGAAATTTAGCGCAGACTCTCTGTCTTCCAAATCGTCCATCAGCGCGGCTTCAAACGGCGCATCGTTTCCAGAACTCCATTGTCCATGTACTTTCCAACTGCTTGTCGCCGTAAAGGATTTTACTTGCTTCTCTCGCTCTGCAACTAGACGCAGCGCAGGGGTTTGACATCTTCCCGCCGAAAGAGCGGGTCCAATGGCTTTCCAAAGAAGAGGGCTCATAGTGAATCCAATCATCATATCCAAGATGGAACGGGCTTCGGCTGCATGGATTTTGTTCATATCCAGTCTCCTCGGGTTTGCTACAGCATGTTTGATAGCCGATTCTGTAATCTCATGAAAGACGAGTCGCGGCGTTGTTTCAGGATTTAGCTTTAGAAGAAGACAAACACTGTACGCAATCAGCTCTCCCTCACGATCATCATCGGCTGCAAGGTAGATTTGCTGCGCATCTTTCGCTGCATCCTTGAGCTTTTGCAGCGTCTGCGCCTTTTCACGAATCCACTCCCACTCCGATGCAAAGTCTTTAGTTAGACCAACAGCGCTAATATCCTCCTTCAGACGACGAATATGTCCTAGCGATGCAATCACTTTCCAGCCAAATCCCAGAAAGCCCTGAATCTTGCTGCATTTCGCTGGAGATTCAACAATGACAAGATGCGACATTTGGTGTGCCTTACTAGACAGAGGCACATGTGGCAATTTTTCGTTTGTTTTATGGGATGCTTACAAAAGAAGAGGGGGCGATGAGCGTGCAAAGTCTTATGGCTTCTGCTACTACAGACGGACGTCTGAGCCTTTCATGGGAAGCATTTGGAGCACCTATTGCATTTAGCATACAGGTCGCTTTGGATTCTGAATTTACAGAAGGAGCCCGAACATTTGTGGTACCTAAATCTGTACGCTCTTGTGCATTAGATATAGGATCCGGTCAATGGTATTATAGAGTGGGTGCGTGGATAGGATCGGACGCCGAGGGCAGCATTGATTGGTCCGGTATTTATAAACCTATTCGTCTCTCATCCACAAAGAGCCCCATTGCTATATCGCCATTTCCCATACTCATCCCAAATGTATCCCCCGCGTTGAATGCGGTTGTCTTTCACACTGGAATTTATGAGTCATATTACATGCTCTTTCACGTTGTGCGTGGGAATGAATTCAAAGCGAGCAGTATAAAATCCTATTATGTGAAAGATACCGGAAATGCACAAGTGCAAGTTTCGGGACTGGATCCCCAGCACATATACTCTTTCCAGCTTCAAATGTTGACGGGAGAGAAGGGTGAACTACCAACAAATGCTGTACGCCCCTTGACAGATGTGTACAGTATTAAGAATAAAAAAACGGGGGCGGTTGTAAAACCTACAAATGCTACAGAATATGCAAGTTATGCAGCCGATAGAGCAATCTTACAGGGTGCTGTTGGGCGAAAGCAGCAAAACTTCAGTTCCTACGCTGACTATCTGCAATTCAAAGCGGCTCGTACCCGAACATCCGGGTCTTAGCGGATGCGCGAGTCTAGAGGATATTTGTATCAATTTCATAACGCCACTTTGATGTGGCGCCATGAATCTTGCCACTGTACATGAACATGTTGCCGATGAAGAGTGTGGGCTGCATGTTGTTATGAGGGTCATCTCCACCTTGGGTCGCGATGGAGTGCTGGTGGTCTGCTACTGGGTTGACAGTGATTCCAGTAGTATTTGAATTTACAGTAATACCTGTGGTACTAGAACCAGTGGTTTGACCTACATTCACATTATCCGCAGTGTCGGTTGTTGTTAAACTTACAGCCACATCATGGGTTTGTGGTTGATTGAAATAAGAGTGTGTGTGTCCAGGATCTGTGATGGCATGTGCATGGCTAGGGTCCGTAATTCCATGCGTGTGACCGCCAGCTAAACCAGTCAGGTTGTTTCCAACGACAGTGTCGCTCGCATTCGTGCCGTGATTGTGACTCGGCATTTCAGCAATCGTCAAGGTATGTGTCTCCTCGCCAACTGCATCGCCGAGTGCACGATTGGTCAAGCCAGTCCCTTGATAGATTGCACCAGGAACGCGACTGCGCATATCGGGCAGTGCAAATTGTCCGCCGCTTCCTCCGAAACTGTACCCAATCACTCGGAAGAGGAGTTCATAATCGGCGGTAGAGAGCAAGCGACCATCGCAGTTCATCCAGCCCATATGGTCTTGACGAACGACGGAAAATTTTGTGTCGCCAATCGTCGGTTGCTGCGTAGCTTTCGGCGCATAGAAATCACGGTAATAGGATCCCATTCTATATAGGGCTGAATACAAAAAAGATACAAGTGTCTAAACCATCTTTATCTACCCAAATAGAATGGCGTTTCCCACACGCAACCAAACACAAATAGACGGGGGATTGTACGAATTAGTTGGGCGTGGTGTCAAAGACGGGTACTTTATAAAAGATGATAAGGAATCCGTGCACCCCTTTCAATGGACATATGGGCGCTATCCTGCGAGCCTTCCTGAAGAACGCTGGACAAACCCTCTGAATGAGCCCAAATTCGGACAGCGGTGCGAATTTGAATTTGACCTCCCTGGAGATGTTTTAATGGAAGCGTGGCTTGACATTCGGTTGCCCACATGGCTTCCACCCGAATTAGTACCCTATAATCCGGTATCCGAAACATATAGCCGCGACGCCTCTGGAAATTCAGTCTATTGGGGATATACCAACGGAATTGCATATTTTTTATTTGAGAAAATCCAAATCTTTCAAGACAAGATTCTCTTACAAGAAGTGAGCGGAGATTCGCTCTATGCAACGCAGCTCAGTAAGGGATCTTGGAATCAAGCCTTTTTGAAAGAAAAGTTGGCTGGCGTCCACGACGGTTCTGCACTCAGCATCATGCGGAATGCGACCCCTGGCGAGCTACGTCTGGATCTTCCCATGATTGGCTGTTCCGCTCCTGGCGACAAGGGGCTGCCCTTGTGCGGTCTGCGCAACCAAACCTTCCGTCTGCGCTTACATTTGCGCCCTATAGAACAATTGGTAGAATGCACGGATCCTACCAATTACGCCCCACAACCATGGACACAGATGTTTTATCAAGACCGCGATGGGGGCGCATACGACGCCGAAGGAATGGCGATTCCACTTGTGCAAATTGGAAAACCGTCAATCGTATTGCGCACCCGCCAACTTTATTTACTGAACGAAGCGCGAGCGGAGCTCGCAAAAGAGACAATTGAAGTGCCCTACATACGGTATTTTGACAATGGATTTAGCATCAATCAACTGGATTATGCTCCATTAGATCGCGGTGGAACGGCGAATATTATTAAATTTATAGACGCCAATTATACAGTTGAACGCATTGTCACCTATTTCCGCAGCGCTACTACTATGTTTCGGAATCGCCTATGGGATTTTAGCAATTCAGCTACATTAGATGCAACGGCTGTTCCTCAGCCAGTTCTTGTGAGCACAAGCGTCAATGGGCAATTCTATAGCGATATAAAGCTTACAATTGCAGGGCAGACACGCGAAGGTCCGTGGAATGAAATGGTCTGGCAAACGCTAATGACAGAAGCCAAAGAGGAGCGAAGCTTGGCGCAGAATATTGCGACGATGGATTGGAGCAGAGGTTGGCGCATAGACGACGAACCTCCTAGCATACGAGAGCCTACGGGTGGAATTAACTTTACAACCGCAGATAGACCGATGGTGACGGTGAATTTATTTGACGTGGAGCGTGATCCCACGCTCGGATATAAACAAACGCAGATGGTGAGTTGCTGCGAGAGCTGGGCTCTGTACAGAATCCGTGGAGGGCGGGGAGGGTTGGAGTACGCGAACTAGCCCTTGGGCTAGTGAGTAATGAAATCGCCAATTAATCTAAGAAATTAATTGGCATGAAATCGCGAACTAATTGGAACAATTAGTAAGCAGCAAAACTAAGAATACTTGACTAAATATGCATTTGATCTGGTTGTTCCAGTTGCAGTAAGTGTTGATAGGTAACCATATGTGCTTGTAGAAATTCTTCCATCTACACTAATTCCTGCTGGATTTGTAAGGTATAAATAAATAGGTCCAGCATTTTGTGTCCACTGCCCTGTTGCATAAAGATTATTAAATCTATCTATGAAAAGACAAAAATTTGATGTTCCACCAGTTGTACCAGTTGGCGAACCATTATTCGCCTGTGTATAATTTATCCACTGATATTGTAAATTACGGTCACTTTTAAGAATATACCCAAAATTGGAAGTTCCCGCATTGGATAATAGACCAATCGTTGAAAATGTAAGCGTAGATAGTGCACCCTCTCCACCACCCCCACTTACATATGTACGTAAAAATGTACTTGCTCCTCCATAAATACCACTATGATATATATTTCCATAACTGTCGCATGCTGAACTTGTTGTATCCAAAGTTGCACTTGTGAGAGAGTAAATCCCATTTATACCTTGAAATTGTAGAGCAGTATTTAATTTAATCGTAAGAATATCACTCCCAGCCGCTGTTGATACACGCACATAATCGCCCCATAATGTAGTACTTATAAGTTTAGTATCAAGAGTACTTACATAGGAAAAAAGACGTGCACGTGTACCGCCAACTGTTGCGCCTAAGTAAAGTTCGTTAAATTGGTTTGCTGATAGCTGCCACGGGTTTAAGCTCGCACCTATAGATCTACACGACCCCTTAAATTTACCATTTGTATCGTATTTTGTTATCCATCCATCGCCAGTTGTACCAACTGGATTATAATATCCTCCAATCGCGGATGATATGTAAATCGTACTAAATCCAGCTTGTTCATAAAAGAATGTACTATTATTTCCGGTCGTTCCTGCAATATATACATTATTATCTCTATCTAACATAGATGCATATATCGCACCAGCTGCTTGATCTACATATGCAATCCATTGCACTTGACCAGCGGAATTCCATTTTACAAGAATACCAAACGCATTCGCTGCAAGTCCATATAATACTGGTGTAATTACACCTGCAATTACAGACCCTGCATTATAAACACTCGCAGATTGACTACCAAAATATGCATATACATTTCCATTCGTATCAATATTTAATTGTTTTGCTTTCCCAAGCGGCGTTTCACCTGTTGTTCCAGTCACACCTGTAAACCATTGTATTTGTCCTTCAGAATTATATTTCACGATATATGCGTCATTTGCACTTGATGACCGAAATGTACCGTAGGTTGTAAGCTGAAGAACACCCCCAATACCTCCACTAACACCCGCATAATTAGTAAATATAAAGGAATTTTGAGCGCCTATAACTCCAAGTAAATACACATTATTATCCAAGTCTACACTTAATGATAAGCCATTTGTACCGGTAGTTGCAGCCCCTATTACAACTGCAGCCCATTGTAAAATACCAGATGCATTGTATTTTGCGATATAACTATTATTTTGTGCTGCACTACCTCCTGTATAGAATGCAGCAAGAGTTACTGTAATTTCACCACCAGGTGTAGATGGTGCTGAAGTATAATTAAAAAACCTAATTGTTGTATTATTAAATAAACCACTTATGTACACGTTTCCATCTTTATCTACACATGTGCCGACAGGGGTAATATTTGTCGCCGCAGATGCATTTTGGCGTGTAGCCCATTGAACATTTCCAGCATTTTGAACAAAAGAGATTGGATTTGAATAAATAGGCACTGAATATCCTGGATAATTCACAGCATACACTTTGAAATAATAAGAGGATGCGCTATTGAGACCTGGTACAAGGTAGCTTGTTTGCGTCAAACCGTCTGCTGAAAACTTTAAAATAGGATCCGCTGGATTGCTGCTTTCGGTCTCAATGACATACCAAAAAATAGTTGCATCGGGAGCTACAGTGGGCGGTGTCCATACGACTAGCGCAGCGTTTGTTCCCGCTGGATATGCGGCTAGTGTAGCGGGTTTATTTGGTAAATTACCAGGCTGCGACACGCTAAATGTGGCTTCTTGACTAGATCCATTTATATTTGAAGCCTTCAACGTCGCACTATAGGTTGTTCCGGTTGTCAATCCACTGACCTTAAAATTGGTAGCCGACGGTTCAGGATTGTATACAAGATTCCCTGGATTAAGCGTCAATGTATAGGAGGTTAAGGGTGAACCGCCATCATACGGCGTTGACCAAAAATATTGTAGAGAATTCGGAAGGGAGTACGGTAGCCGATTAAGAGTGGGTGTATCAGGTACCGACATTTCTATTACACATCAAAGACTTCATTTTTTAGTATATAAACTAAGCAATGAAGGCTATTGTATCAAGATGCCTACTTATATTTTATAAGGAACGAATATGTTGTTGTTGATGTAATTATAGAGGAAATAGATACGGATGCAGGGTTTAATGTAGGTGTGGCAAATGAATATGGTCCACCAGCAACTCCAGTCCATTGAGGAAGAGGAATAGAGGATTGTACAGTAACACCAGTTAAAGAGGATACTGCTGCAGTTCCAGCAATATACACATAATTATTACGGTCTATACACATATTAGATGCAGTTATAAAGGTTGTACTAAAATATGGTAAATTTGAAAATGTCATCACATACTGTGTTTCTAAATTATTATTCATTTTTCTAAGTATCATGCAAGGCTGTGTAAATGGCATTGCAATTCTCCCCCATTCTTCAATATAAATATTGTTATTATTGTTTTTAGTATCAAAATCACGTATAATGACCGATGCACCTGCGATTAGAGAAGAACTATCATTTGTAATAGAATACACATTTCCAATATAATCGGTCATCAATGTTCCTGAATTACCTAAAGTTGCAGTTCCAGATTGTGATTGTCCTGCACATTTAACAATTTGTCCATTAGAATCATATTTTGCAATATAAAACAGGTTAGGCGGTATAGCACTTGTACTTGATATTGTACTAATGTATAGGTCATCTGTAACACGTTGAAAGGAATTAAACCCTATAGGGGTCGTTGAACTATTTGGCGTAGCATTCATAGTATAGAGATTTCCATAGATATCTGTTGCAATTGTTCTTGGTGGAACTGATGTATTTAAGCTAGATGTAGTTTGCTGCACAACCCATTGGGCTTGTCCATTACTATTGTATTTAATCACCAATCCATCCAGACCCACTTGTGTTGAATCCTTTAGCATTCTTCCGTAAATGGATGTTGAAATTACACCACTACTGATTCCAGCATAATTGAATACAACTGTACTTGGAGTAGAAAGATTTGCGCCCATAAAGACGTTGTCATTAGAATCTATGGCTAAAATAAACGCATTTGCTTGATAATAGCATGGTGATTTTGTAGCCCATTGGAATTGACCGTTTGTATCATATTTTGTAAGAATATTTTGATTTGCCCATGTTGTATCTGCATCGCCAAGGAGGCGTGCAACTGTACTATGCTGGATAACACCACCTGTAACACCTGCTGCACTATTAAAAAGTGTGCTTGTAAAATTGGAAGAATATATTAAGGAATATACATTGTTCTGTGAATCTGCGACCAGACTGTTTCGTTGCTGTGATAATTGTAATTCAAGACCAGATCCATTCAGTGTGACCCATTGTACAACACCGTCAGAATTGTATTTGGCAAGAGCTGTATCAACTCCTGCATTTGGCACAGATAATCGCCCATATACAGTCCCCGTAGAAATTCTACCACTCAGTCCTGGAACTTGCGCATTAAAATATGTAAAAGTAAACCCTCCTGCAACCCCATGAGTTATATATAGATTATTATTAGTGTCAGTAATTAATCCAGATATTTGGACAATATTGGTTCCAGCTGGAAGTATAGGGGCAAACCACGCAACATTTCCAGACGAAGTATATTTTGCAATATACATAAAAGGTACATTTGCAGTTGCAGTTGCAGTAGAAACAAACACCCCTGCACTTGTCGTGCTTATCGTTCCATTTCCTAATGTTGAATAATAATTAAACAGATTGAGCGTAGAATTCCAGCACTGCCCTGCAACATAAATATTATTCTGTGTATCACTTGTTATGCAATTAAAAATATTACGAAAGTTATTTCCACCTGCTCTGATATTTGCAAAACTAGGGACTGCCCAGTCTGGAATACCATAGCTTTGTGTTAAACAAACAGAGTTTGTTGAAACTGCCGGTGAAACCCCCACATCATTTACTGCTTGAATTGTAAACCTATAGGCTGCAGTTATATTTACCCCTGTAATGAGTGCACTTGTTCCTCCACTTGCGACTTGTGTATAGCTTATTGTAGGCACATTCGGATCATCACTCTGACCACTTATTATATACGAATCAATGGGTGAATTGGGAAGTATAGAAGGTGGGCTCCATACAATTGATATTGCATTAGACCCCGCAGGGGTTGCAAATGCATTTTGAGGTGCAGTAAGTGGTGCTCCACCGGGTGTAGCTGGAAAAAAGGTAGCCGCAGGTCCATAGGTGCTTCCATTATTCGTCGCATCAATGGTAATTGTATACTCTGTTCCATTAACGAGACTCGTGAATGGATATTCTTGCCAAGTTCCTGGGATGCCAGTTACAATTACATTGCCAGGGTTTAGAGTTAAACGATACGATAAAGGTGTTCCTGAAGACGGAGGCTCCCACCAGACAGTTAGTTGACTATCTTCGGCTAATGGTACCAGCCGAATATTAGGTATTGTCGGTGTTCCCATCTTCTCTACTATTGAGAATCGCAGTTCTTTTTATCAAGTCTTGAACGAGGGCTTTAATAAATGGAACTCTCTACAGCCAAGTAGGAAGAGGGCATATGAATCTCAATACAGCCAGACCACTTGGAGATGCTACAACGGTACTGGATCTCGCAGATCGCGACGAAATGGACGACGATCTATTTCCTCTAACATCCGATACATCCTGGTTTACAAGAGATTCTTCACGACGTGTCCTCAATTTTACCCCCGTCATCCAAGAGTTCGTCCCCAAAGGTCCCGCCGAATTCGGCGGACGCTTCGTATTTGAAATCGGAAGCGTCAAATCCTGTGACCTCTTATTCACAGTCGCTCTTCAAATTAAACTCGGGCACTGGTTTTCACCAAGCGTCGTTGAAGCCTTGCAGACCGGAGCCTATACCTATAGGAATCCAAGTGAAGCGTGGTATTATGCAAACAGCCTCGGGACATGTTTAATTGCAAAAGCAGAGTTTCTTCTTGAAGACCAAGTTCTAGAAACAATTGACGGGGACTTTTCAAACATATTTTCCCTCTTGTATTCGGATATTAATACACAATTTGGCGTCGGCACAGACGCCAACGGGCGAGCCTCTTTGGCTGCATTACAAACTTGGCAGTCCTATCGCGTGTTTCCAACCTCCAATGGAATTATAAGCTGCATCCTCCCGTTTAGTTTTCAGCGCATTCGTCTACGCAACGGGTTTCCCCTGACATCCGTAAAAGAGGGCACCGTGCGCGTTGCAATTACCTTGAGACCATTTGACCAATGTGTGCGCATTGCCTCCGGAATTCGTGGGGGGTGCAACGAGACGCCTCTAGGAAAGGAATTCATCATGGATAAAACGGGTGGCGGCGAAACAACCGTGGTGGCGAATGCAGTCATACCACAATTTCAAGATTGTCGCCTCGTGACCTACGGAATGCTCGTGGACGGAAAGTTGCGACACGCGCTTCTCAAAGCCCCCTTTGAGCGCATGTATCGCGACGTGGCTACATTTCGGTTTGGAGAACCCAAAAAGTACGTTGTCAATACACCAGCAGCGGGGCTCGTGAGCCTCCAGTTGCCCTTGGAAATTAATGGACCCGTTGAAGAGCTCATTTGGTTTATTCGGCGCAAGGCGGTCGCTGTAAATAACGAATGGCTCAATTACAGCAATCATCTTGAGTCCGAATACGATCAAACCTTCCGACCTTTTGAAAGCATGCTCGCGGGAGCCAATATTCAAGTCAATGGTATCAGCATCGTACAGCAGGACGGCGAGTTCTTTCGTCGTCAAATCGCCCAACGCCATCGTGGAGGTATTGTAGGCTACACCAATTTCGTATATGGATATACATTTGCAGAAACCCCCGCAAGACAAACTCCATCCGGCTGGATGAATGCAAGTCGCACATCCGACATACGCATCCGTATGGACATTATGCCGCCAGGAGGCGCCGAAGATCTTGAATTTGAAGTTGTAGTATTTGCTCTTACGCTCAACTGGGTCCGCTTTGAAAATGGAATTGCCAACAAGGTGTTTAGCTCTTAGGATGCGGGGGTGGGGATGGGGGAAATTTCAAACCAGAGCATCAGAGCATGTCTAAACCTTGTGTTGTAGAAACAGTACAAGAATTAGGATGGTGGCGTCTCTAGTGCGCCTTTTACATAGCGGACCACAGGATTTGCGCCTTTTACCGAAAGAGGGTCCCACCAATATTTCAGCATACAAGCGCGTCTTGACGCGCGCTGGTCGCTTCACGACGCAGTGGTCGCGCCTAGATTTTCAGCAAAGACCCCAATTTGGACAACAAGCCCTATGTCGCTTGCTGAAAAAAGGTGAGCTCCTGACGCGTCTGTATCTTGTTGTAACCTTGCCCGATATTTACAGCCAACAAGCGGCTGCATTGGCGTATTGTCAAACAAATGGGCTCACATTTGCTGGACCGCGCTTTGGTTGGACAAACTCTATTGGACACGCTCTCATTCAGTCCATTACGCTGGAAATTGGGGGATCACGCATTGAAACACTGGACGCCCGTTTGCTAGAAATGCACGACGAATACGATACTCCGCTGGAGAAAGTGGTGAATCGGAACGGTATGATTGGGCGCATTCAAAATGGGTTTACAGAAACGAGCCTCGGCAACACTATAGTTCCTACGCGGGTTGTTGTGCCCCTACCCTTCTGGTTCAGCCGCGGCGACCTCGGAGCAGCGCTGCCTCTTGACGCAATCCATGTAGATGAAGTCCGCGTGAGCGTGCAATTTCGCCCTTTGAACGGATGCTATTATACGGACTCTCGCACCCCTGCATCCGATGTTGTCCCTACAATTGAAGGATCTGCGCTTTGGTCAATCGCTGGAAGCCCCTTTTACGCAACGGGTGGAACAGAAGTGCCGAACGGAACTCTCGCATTAAATCGTGTTCCTAGTACCGGACCTTTTCAAATCCTCCCTGATATTCAAATGCCGTTGACCTATGCTCTGGGCGACACGTATTTAATGGCTGAATATATTTATCTAGATAAACCGGAAGCAAATCGGTTTCGTCTGGGCGATATTCAAATCCCCATTACTCAGCACTATCGTATTGATCCCAAAGATACCCGTGGATTTCCGGATATCCGCGTGCCCATGGAACTTCCAAATCCAACAAGGCACCTGTATTTCATGGGGCAAAATTACAATGCGTTGGCGTACAATACACACTTTTTGGCTACAAAAGATTTGAGCACAAAGGTGCAAACTATACAAGTTACATCTGAAACATATGTGCCCTGGTGGCCAGATTGTAGCGGTTTAAATGCAGCGTATGCAGCTCCACTGGTCCCTGGATTCAGCAGCCGAGGCTCAGAACCATTCACTTTCATTGAGCTCACATATGAAGGTAAATTTGTAAAAACGAGCACAGAAAATTGTGCCATGTATAGAAGCATTTTACCGAGCCTTGAAGAGCGCAAGTCTCCATGGATTAATCGGTACATGTATTGCATCCCCTTTGGCGTTCAATCCGGATATTTTGGACCATCCGTTCCAATGGGAGAAGCCAATATGAACCGTATCATGAAAAAAGAACTGCGCCTTGGAATTGCAGGGAATGGAGGTACAGCACAAAGGTTATGGGTCTATGTCTATGCAGAGACGTATAACATTTTACGAATATTCGGTGGGCGCGCAAGTTTACTGTTTGCCTACTAATTGCGGCGGCTCTTGCGACTGGAGCGACGTTTGGTGCGACGAGTGGCGCGACGGCTCTTGCGACTTTTACGGCGTTTGCCCCCCGTAAACGGAGCGAAAACTGGATAAGACTTTTTTCCAGTTCCCGTCCCCTCTGTTACAGGACCGCCTTCTTGGAATTCTTCCGCAATGTTCATCGCATTTTGTCCAACACGGGCTGCATATGCTTCCAGACGGCTAGGGGCGGCATATTTTTGCTGTAATTCTTCCTTGAAGGAAATCCCTTGTTTTCCTGGGACATTTATGCGTTCCACGGCTTCCAGCTGCTTAACAGGAACAGTCAGCCAACTGTTATTTTGTGCTTGCAGCGCGTCCATAGAAGCGTCTGCATTACGAATTTCACGTAAAGTTCTAGGAATTTTACGCAATGTTCTTTTATATTGTACGCGCGGGTACCGACCATATTTATCAACATCTTCTAATGAGAGTTTTTGGTCCAGTGGTAAATTGGAGGGCGGCTGTACGGCGGGTTGCATACTCTACTGTATATCCTTAGAAAATATAGTGAAGAAAATCACATTTGGCTACAGTCCCAGGTTTAATTGGCAAGAGAACCTTGGCGCGACGATTCCAGCGATGAAAGTCCACATGACCAACCCAAGCCTCCCCACCTTTAATCCACGTATTGAAATGTCCACTCAACTCCTTATATCCCGGGTCTGTACTTGAAATTCCAAGCTCTTGTAACTTATTCAAGATAGTCATACTTTCTGAAATACGTTCTTGCACCGGCTTTACAGGTTTTGGTTCAGATCCAGATGCCATTCTAGCCTACCTTTCTTGAAAGGTTTAGACCTATACCTGGTCGGGTATTAATGAGTCAGGGCTTGGCATGTGCTGAAATAGGGGCGCCCCTGGACTACTTGATTTGCATATTCATATGTATTAAATTTATGAAGAGTTGTTGAGGATACAAACCCTTGGCAGCTGCTCACGTCACGGTTTGGCTGTTGTACTTGTTGCTGAATCGCCCATCCCTGAAATATCTTTATTTCTTGTAGTTTACGAATTCTATCGCTCTGATCCAGTGGCATTCTCTTCTCTACTCTAGAATGAAATAACCATCTAAACGCCGAATGGTTTGATAGCTAGAAATGTGCGGGATTTGGACTCTTCTTGGCAAAGAGCTGTCTCCAGAAGCCGTGAAACATTGGGTTAAACAAATTGCAAACCGCGGACCTGAGGCGGCGCGCATTGTTGCGGGAGACAAATTTCAAATGGGGTTCACACGCCTGGCGATTAATGGACTCAATGAAGCGGGAATGCAGCCCATGACAGATTCTGGTGGACGCTGGCATTGGGTGTGCAATGGCGAAATTTATAACTGGAAGGATCTCGCTGTGCGCCACGGCATTCAAACAACCAGTGGATCCGATTGTGAAGTTATCGGACATCTCTTTACAAAACTCGCGACGACGACGGATGCGCGCACATTTTTCAGATCTCTTGACGGTGTATTTTCAATTGTGATCGTAGATGTGCAAGAGCAAATTGCATATGTAGCGCGCGACCCTTACGGTATTCGCCCATTGTTTACAGGGTATATTCTCGGCGAACCTACTGTGAAGGCAACTACGCAGATGTGCATTCTAGATGAATCTGGTAATAGGCGCCCTGTTGAAAGTATTCTTTTTAGCAGTGAACTCAAAGGATTACCTCTAAACAATTGTGTTGCTGTTGAACCCTTTCCTCCTGGACATTATGCGGCGTATGACCTAAAAACTCTCAACCGTATTGGATTTGAACCCTACCATACTGTGCCTTGGATCAAGAATCCTGATCTGACGACACATGAAGCCGCTGAAAAGGCGATTCGTCATGCACTGACGGAAGCTGTCAAGAAACGCATGATGACCCAGCGCCCTGCTGCTGCTTTACTCAGTGGAGGATTGGATAGCAGCCTCATCGCGGCTCTCGTACAGAAAGAGCTCAATCACGCAGGGGCGCCTCCCCTCAAAACATTCAGCATTGGTTTCAAAGGTTCAGAGGATTTAAAGTATGCACGAATGGTTGCAGACCATATTGGTTCTGAGCATTATGAAATCCTGATGACTCCAGCTGATTTCTTGGATGCCATTCCAGCGGTGATTCGTGACATTGAGAGCTTTGATATTACTAGCGTGCGCGCCTCTGTTGGAAATTGGCTCGTAAGCCGCGAAATTCGTCGTCGCACCGATTGCAAAGTGGTCTTTAACGGCGATGGATCCGATGAAGTCTTTGGTGGCTATCTCTATTTCTACAAGGCTCCTAGCGACGAAGCCTTTGAAGCGGAGAGCGGACGCCTCTTGGAAGATATTCACATGTACGATGTTCTGCGCAGCGATAGAAGCATCAGCAGCCATGGATTAGAGGCGCGCACACCCTTTTTGGATAAGCAATTTGTGGCTGTTGCAAGAAGTGTGGCTACCAGTCTTCGCAGACCCATTGCAGGAAAACACGCTGAAAAGGCTATTCTGCGAAAGGCGTTTGCTGGCACAAACCTGTTGCCAGATGCTGTGCTGTATCGCAAAAAGGAGGCGTTTAGTGACGGGGTCAGTGGCGGCGGTAGCAGTGATAAATCATGGTATCAAATTTGCCAGGAGCATGCGGCGGCTGAAGTTGGCGAGGGATGGGAACAAAAAGCCGCCGTATTCAAGCATCTGCCGCCAAAGACCGCAGAGGCTTATTATTATCGTGTTCTCTTTGATAGACTCTATAGACGGGCTGAAACCTGCATCCCGTATTTCTGGATGCCCAAGTGGAGCCCTGAGGCAAATGATCCTAGCGCAAAAACGCTTGAGTTTTATAACAAGGTAGAACAAAAACATCAATGAAATGCGGGAGTTTCCAGCCAGTTTGCCCAACTTAGTTGACTCTCCTCTGAATTCCAATGCATATGGCGTTCAATAGTTAAACCCGTATTCCGATTGAGGATTGTTATATCCGCATAGGTAGGGCTAAATTGTGTTAAATGATGGAGAACATGTCCTACGTTTCTTTGGGATAAAGAGCCACATGTATATATATCAAATTCCAGCAAACAATTACTTTTTGCAGTATGAAGAATTTTAGGGTCGGGTCGTGTCCAAAAATGAAAAGCAATATGGCTGGTTTCAATTGGTGCAATTCCTGTTAAACCCTCATTGTATTTTGGATATTCTACATAATAGACGTGTGGTGTTGCTAGACTTTTCATATTGATATCCTTAATAATATGCTGAATCATTTCGCTGACATGGTCCTTGTCGTGTTTTGATGGACATCGCTGTAATTCCAAACGCAGGAGCATATGATGATGCTGAATTTTAGAAGAGGGTCTGTTTTGTCTGCGACTGACACGCCTCGTTTTGCGGGGAGCCATTCTTATTCTATAGTGCTTAAATAAATTCAGCTGCATTTAAAAAGAATGCACACTTTCCGAATTCAATATCTTAGCAACCTTTTTCTTGGAACTTCCAGGGCGTTTGAAAATCCAGCGAAACAAATTCAGCCAAATGCACCAATGTTAGCCCTACTAGGAAATATTGGTCGGTCCGGTTGTCCTGAAACGAGAGAGTTCTTGAATTGGGCTGAATCTAAATTCCAGCGTATTTTTTGGGTCCCTGGTCCTTTAGAATATAGCTCTCTTTCTCAAACGTGGCGACAAAGAGCGGATTCAACCTACGTTTTTCTCCAAGAATCTGGTCTACGAAAAACCGTCTTTTGCCAGAAATACTACGAACCCCTTGCAAATGTAAATCTCCTTGCGACGCCCGCATGGCATCTGGGATTTTCAGCTGGATTTGAAAAATGTATTTATGATTGGACATCGTATGGAACCAAGGAAAAAGTAGATATGAAACACATTTTTAATCTTCAAGTAGAAGAAGTAAATTGGCTCCTTCAACACGCTATGCGAAAATCTAAACCGACCCTTCTTCTTACACACAGTCCCATTAGTTATAATCTAGTGCAAAATAAAAATATCCTCTTACATTTATATGGAACAGGATATAGTGGTGATGCACAAAGTGCCTGCGGAGGCATTGATCCTTGGGCTGGAATTAATTCTGCAACAGCGCCTAGTTTCAAGTTGGATGGGTTTGTAGAATTTCAAACTGGGGTTCCAAAATATTCTTAAGTTTATTCTTGATCCAACACGGTACGGAACGTTATGTATTTAGTTACACCACTTTCAAGAATTGTAAATGTCAATGGTGTCTTAAATACAAATGTTGTATAATACTTGTTTGGAGGGGCGCCCGCCGTATAAAAGTCGCTTACGGGGGGTAGTTCACTAATGACATAAGATTCTGAACTATTCGCTGTAATATTGTTCACATCAGCCTCTTGTACGCGCATAACTTGAGATGGTTGATACAACTCAATTGGAGAACCTGCATCAATAGTGCCATTAAACCATGCACGAATATAGGCTTTAAAGTTTTCTCCAAGCGATGTAACTAATCGGGGTCCGCCCATGATATATACTACTGTATCCGTCCCATTGTTGGGTGAAACACCAGTTGTATCTACCATTGTGGCTTCAAAGTCATTACCTTCATAGGTAATATCTAGCATACCATTGACATATACAAAAGGGAAAAGCCTATTTACACCAGAGTCATCGTAACAGGGGCTCTCGGGTTTGATAAATCGTGTCAACCCCTCCTGTCTCTTGGCAAATGAACCTGCAATGGATGTCATACCTACACACTATACTATTTATACATACATTTATATTCTAAGTGCCACTAATCTGGTCGCTAGGTAATGGAATCTTTGGATAGAGTGTATATGCGTCCTTTTCAGCAATCATGCGTCGGAATCCATCCTCAAACCCTTTTATGCTTCTGTAAAAGTTTACATTGCCATAAAAAGCGACCGGACGGCGGGCTTTAATAAAACGGACAGCCTCATCGGTTGTGCAGCGATAGGTGGCAATTAAATAAATCGCAACACATGCGGCGGAGCGCTGCATTCCAGCGTGACAGTGTACTAGAATTTTGTTACCAGATGACCGTTCTTTTGCGATTTTGTAGGCAACTTCCCATGCCCAGTGCTCCAAATTTCTAATTTCATCTGCTTCTAAATTGTCATCCAATGGCACCCTATACTGATGCATCTGGGAATGCACGCCTTGTCTGAATGGAATGTCCTTTGTGCAGTTAAATATCGCTGTAATTTGACGTTCCCGTAAAAAGTCTGCATCTTGAGATGCACCCCTGTTTCCCAACCAAAGTCCTGGAAGAATTTCATGTGCTGGCGCTGAATTCATAATCCAAGAAAAGAGTTCCTGGATTCTGCGCGCAAAAAAATTAACAATACATTTTCGCACAGATTTGCAGACCATCCATTCTATTTTCAGCGTACACGATTATCGTACCGCAGCACAAAGCCTCTGGCGACCTAACCTTGCAATTTCCTTGTGTCTTCGCAATAAAGCATAACTAATTACATGCGTTCTATCAAACAGAGCGTCGGCGCGATCCAATACGCGTGAACTATTAAAAATGCAAATACGAGTGTATTCTTCAAAACAGTCAGTCCATTCAAGCATATAGGGGTCAGAGTTACAGTGAACAATAGCCCACTTCAAAATTGTCAATGTAGATGCATAATCAATATCATGATATTCAAACTCATCTTCAATAAATTCAGTCAATAATACAATATATTCATCTGATGTTTTGTTTCGTAGCATGTTTTGCAAACCAGCGAGCTTAATGGGGACCTTGTATATTTCTACATACTGTACGAGATTCCACCGGGCTCCTTTATAAGCTTGTAAAAATATACTACACATTTCGTATTTATAAAGGGCAGTTTGAATACTTAAAAGCTGTGGAATTGTAAATGGACAATTTGTCCATGCATTTCGTGGAGCTTGTGGGTCTGGGAATAGCCAATCCGTAAAGGACAAGTCAGAATCAATGGACCGTCTTAGAGTCGTGGCTTCAAACCCATACACCCCTTTTGCTTTTGCATCGTAAACATAAATAGGCTTCTTAGGTTCCTCAAGGGTAGCTACATCTACAGAGTTAAGATGTCGCCCCCTGTATTTTTTATACAGCCAAATCTGTGCTAGACGTTTGAATGCAGTTCGCAAACCCTGATTCCGAAAAAACCACACACTTCTGCGCTGAAGCGTACGTTTCAAATTTAAAACGCTCGGCTGTAATACTGGCGATGATTCATAAAAGGCAACAAGAGCTAAATTGTCAGAACCAGCCTTGAATGTATTTAGAATAGAAAAATGTTGCATCAAAAATCCGGTTTGATATGACTCTTCAATAGACTCTAGTGGAAGTAGTCTATTTAGTTTTAAAAGGGGGCGCTTTGTTTTTACAAGACACCGTTTTGGCTTGAGCTTGGGCTTTAGTTTAGTTCTTGAAATACATCCTGGATGGAATCTTCCCGCATCCATAGTCTATACTGCATTGTGGACGCTCTTTATGCATTTGACTACTCTTCGTATACATAAAGTTCTAATTGATTGTCCGCATTCAATTCACCGACATGTACACCAGTTGCATCGTATACATGCCTTGTCTCCTCATCGCACCAATACGGATGACCTTTGATACGTGTAAGAAGTTTCAGAGTATCTGGTACAGTGGGAATGGCATTCGTTTGATGGTGAATACACCGACTTGTCCCCAAAATACATGGACCGCGACATCTTTTTACAAGCCCTGGTTCTTCAATCAACACTGGACATGAGGATACAGATTCCGAATCGTCGTGCACTTTAAATTGCACCTTGGGCATTTGTTTCAAAAGCTGCAAAACTTCCTTTTCAGGTACGCGAAGAATCTTGGCGACATCTTTTGCAAGCCGCTTTCCCTCCGCTTCAAACGATGCTGCGAGCGATGCGAGAAGTGTCTGCGGAAGCACAATAGACATGTTTGTTTGACCTCTCTGCGTGAAAGATATTCGTTCAATTTTATTAGTTGCTTACTAAGGAATGGCTGCAAAAGATGTGTTACAAATAGGGTTGACGCGTGAAGCCTGGGGACCGCGATTTTGGACTCTTTTACACACAATGGCGGAATGTTCTGGAAAACAAACAACACTCATCCAATCTAATGATGAAGCGGATGCATGGTCCTTGCTACTACGCGCACAAACATTTGTTATGCCTTGTGCTCTTTGCAAGCAACATTTTATAGAATTTCATAAACTAAAGCCCTTGGGAAATCTGCGCGGTTTAGATGGTGAGGCGCGCAGAATACGGATACGAACTTGGTTGTGGGAATGTCATAAACGTGTAAATGAAATGAATGAGAAACCAACGCCTCCGTTGGAAGATTTACCTACATTGTATCCAAAACAATCAATGCAAAAAAGGGTTGAAGAACTTGTAGGGATGTTTCAACTCGCACACACGAAACAACAGCTCAAACCAGAAGATACAAATCGCTGGAAACTACAGCTCGCTCGTCTTCGTATTCTTTACGGAATCTAGAATTCGTAATGATATTCTTTAATACTATTATCTTCGTCAAAGAAGAGGTGCTGGCGCGCTCCTTCCTGGCGGGGAGGACAGAACCTTTCCGTACAGCACCCCTTCTTATTCTTCATTTTCTTAGATCCAGAAGACGTGTGAGCTTTAGGTTTAAGTTTGGGTTCAGACTCGGATTCGGACTCAGACTCGGATTCGGACTCAGACTCGGATTCGGATTCGGACTCGGATAGATAGACAGGTACATGTTTATCCTTATACTTCGTAGACGTGTCTAGTGGCCAAGAATTAGGAGACTGGGTAATATCCTTAAGATAACACAGAATGCGGTCACGAACAAGATCTAGATTGGAGGTTCGGATTAGAATAGAAGGGAGTCCAGGAATATCAACCTGAATCGTTTCAAAAGGGTCCTCATCATAAAAGAGAAGATCAAATAGCGTGTCTACATAATGGGTTAGGGTGCTCGCATCCATGCTGCTTAGACTTTTGTGTACAGCGCCATTTGGAGAAGACTCGTGTCCAGCTGCATGATTTACAGTATATTGCAGCTGAATACCCGTGGTAGAATCACAGACAATAAAGGGCTTGATGGTAATTAGATCGTCATTGGCGGTATCCTTCACACTGCGGATGCAACGAATGGTACAATGAGCATAGGTATTCATCTTTCTTCTTGTCTGTACCTCAGTCAAGAAGAAACGGGGGCGTCAATTTTACGGGAGGGGGGGAGTCTATTCTTTAGTAGGCACACAAGTTACAGGGGTATCTTCTTCATAACTTTGCATGGGCAAAATTCTGTTGGTGATTCCAAAGATATCATTGAGGCGCCCCATTCCACAGCTTTGCATGAAGGAGTGCCAGCCAGTTCCTAGAAGACCACCTACAACCAGACTGGCAAGTATTCCAAGACCGGTTTCACACCCTGTGCGGGCATATCGCAGAATAGTCGCAGTTGTCCCTAAAATGCCAATCATCGTCATACCCACAATAGCCTGCTGCTGGCGTGCTTGAACTGCTTCAGGGGCGGCTTTGCTTTCAGATTGTCTTGTATAGAGTGAGTACGCATTTGCAAACAAATAAAAGAAAAAGAACGCCATTATTGTCATCCAATAACTAGGGACTGCATTGATTGCACCAGGAATTCCTGAACTAGGAAAGGGTGTAAACATGGAACATTGTTCTGCAGCTCCTTGCGGGACCATCCATAATTCTTCTGGAATGCGGACGAAAGATCCAATCCAGTCTGGAAGTAAAGAGGGAATATTGACCGCTAAAAATTCAAATGCGCCATTTGCTAAAAGCGCTCCGAGAGGTGCAACAAGAAAAAGACCAACAAAGAAAAATAGGAAATTTAAATTCCCCTGTAAAAGTCCCAGAATTAAAACAGCCCCAGCCAAAATCGTCGGAAGACTCCGAAATCCTTGATCCAAAAATTGTCTTGTGGAACAAATGAGGTCACCAAACCAGTTCTGCATAGAACCCTCTCTCTAACGGATTGCATTATTTGTTTTGTTTTGCGCACACATAGAGTGGTTTTCCATTTGCAGCACGGTCGGCTAATAGCGGGAGTCCTAAGAAATTTACAGAGTCTCTACCAAAGAGATAGACGTGTAAGAGATAGACTAGGAATCCAGCAAGCCCACCCATTACAAGTGAACCAAGCACAACAAACACAGAGTCACAAGAATAGTAGACTCTATATATAGCGACAAGGGCTATAAATAAACAGCTGAAAACTATGCTGAGTGGGAGTCGCGTCTTCCATTCAGCCTCTTGTTTACCAAGTTCCTCCAGTTCCTTTTCAAAATTCAGCGTGCTGGAAAGCGTATAACTAATTACAGCAGAAAGGAAAAATACAGCACCACTAGGGAAACTGAATTCACCTAGAACCTGTCCAATTGCTGAAATTTGATAGGGACTGGGAATTCCAGCGCTACAGATTTCGGGTTTAACAGATTTCGCGTTTCCTTGTGCAGACCCTATAATTCCAGCAAGAACACGATGTGCGATTCCAAATTCAGCCATTGCAAGAACAAACACTCCAAGCGCAAAGTTCTGTGTTAAAAGTCCCAGAATGCTTGTTCCTAAAAAGAGTGAATCTGGGGCTGAACGTAATATATCATGAAATGCGGGAGATATCACATCCGAGCCGACATACTTAAGCGCTTTTAGATATGAACTCATAGAGAGCCTCCTTCCTGTTTGAGGTATGGGTATTCCTTCGTATTATAAAAAATTATGCGACAGCATACCGGGCTTATTGTCCAAAGTGCGCAAAGGTAAACAGCCAACACATTTATGGATTGATTTTAATTGTATGGTGTATCATTGTCTTCGTAGACCTGGTGCACGACCATATAAAGGCGAAGAAACCCGTCTTGAATGGGAGAATCATCTCATTCAAGAGGTTTGTAAATATCTAAAAAAAATAGTGAGCCTTGTTGATCCCACCGAACAAGTGTTTGTCGGCGTGGATGGCGTGGTTCCCATGGCTAAAATGCGCCAACAGCGTCTTCGCCGTTTTAAAAGCCACTGGACCGCAGCCGAAGAAGTACGCATTGGCAAGTCGGAAGCTGGAAAGCCACGATGGGATACAAATGCAATCACACCTGGAACTGCATTTATGGAACGACTTGGAAGTGCTCTTAGGTCGTGCAAATCTAGTTCAGACACGCTCCAGTGGATTGTGAGCACTGCTGAAGAATTTGGCGAGGGCGAACACAAAGCCATGCAGGGTATTCGTTCCTGTCCTCCACACATGCTGAAAAGTCACGTGGTATATGGTCTGGATGCAGATTTAATTCTTCTGTCGCTGTTACAGCCCATTGATGAAATGTGGCTATTTCGTGAAGCGGTTGAATGTGGTGAAGTACAGTATACTGATAATGAAGAAGAATATAGATATTTTAGCATCCATAAACTCAAGGAAGTATTGACAAAGGGTCAAGACAAGGAGTATTTACTTGATTACTGCATGGCAATGTCCTTTCTAGGAAATGATTTTTTGCCCCATGGAATGACACTAAAACTCAAGGATGGCGGATATCCCCTTTTTCAGCAGCTTCTTCGTGATGTTCGTTCAAGAGTGGGACCCTTCATCGTAAAGGGGCAATGGAACCCTATTGCGCTGCTTGAATGTTTCAAATGGCTAGCAGATCGCGAAGTTGACCTTGTTCAGCGGCATTGCAGTCAGAAGATCGGACAGCGCCATCAACCTGCACGGGGAACAACTGCAGTTGAAGAAGCTATTGATGAATGGAATAAAACACCCCTGCGTATATGTGAAGAAATGGCGCTCGTCTCTTCTATACGGAAAGGAGAAGACGGAAAAACGGTTGCTCCGTTAAAAGATACATGGGATGCGATCTACTCTGAACGTTGGCTAGGTACAGCACAAACGAGGCGCATTTGTCATGAATATATAAAAGGACTAGACTGGATTTTACACTATTATACGGGAAATCTACCAGATCCAGAATGGTGCTTTCCTTGGTTTCTACCCCCCTTATGGAAAGACCTACATGACTATACGAAATCACTTGTAGAAACTGGTGCTGGATTTCCAAAGGCGGTTTTAGGCATAGATATTCTTGTACAGCCTCAAGAACAACTTGCGCTTGTGCTGCCTCTTCAAAGCTGGTGGCTTATTCGCAATAAGGGATTGCGAAACATTCCCCGTCTTGCGCCGCAGTTTTGGCCAAGTTCTTTTTCTTTATTTACGGCTGGACACAAGCAAATATGGGAATGTGAAGCTGAAATCCCCCTTTTTATGCCAGAGCGTCTGCGTCAACTCATGACCAATCAAAAACAATAAATATACAGGATACATACCCCATGGGTCAAATACAAAGTCAATTAGATCCACGTCATGTTGGAATTTATAAAAAAGTTATAGCCATTCAAAATCATCAGACTCGTCTGCAAATGCTTGATACATGCCTTGGAGATCCTATGCTGATCAACACTGCTAAAATCGCAGGTGTGTATGGCGCGATTTTACAGTATTCGGCGGCAGTCCGACATGGCGGGCAACCACCACCACTTCCAGGAGAAATAGGTCAAGGAGCCGTTCTTTCCCCGCCGCAAATTCAAAATCGTCAGCCCTTACAAACACCCCAACAATTAGCCTATCATCCTCAAGCCTTTCAACCACCTGGGAAACCCAGTCAGCAAATAATTCCAACAGTTCAACCGAAACGGGATGCATATCAAGAAGTTGCAAAACCAAAGCGAAGCGAAAAAGCGCTCGGATTTTTTAGCGCTTGTTTAAAAGTACTCGGTATTCAAGATGAAGTTGCCTTAACAGAAGAAAATCTTAAAGCCGCCTATAAAAAGGCAGTGATTAAAGCGCATCCTGATAAACCTGGAGGATCTGAAGCAGCATTTGATGCAGTGACGCGCGCATATGCCTATTTGATGGATATTTTACGTCTTGTCAAGGGCACACAGACACGAACTGGAAACGGAGAAGCAGGAGCGGTAGTCCCTGGTTTAGATACAGTCCAAGAACAGCGGCGAAATGCAGCAAATGATTGGCAAATGCCCGCAGAACCCGTCAAACTCAATCCCAAGAATTTGAACATGAAGGTATTTAATGAAATGTTTGAACAGACGAGGATTCCAGATCCCGACGAAGATGGATATGGAGATTGGCTGAAGGGGGGCGATAGTAATGATAAAAAAATGAAGGGTGCAAAAGCTTTCAGTAAAGATTTTAATCGCGAAGTATTTAACCGTATGTTTGAAGAAGAGGCGCGCAGCGGTCGTAATGGTTCAAGTGCAATTACAGCCTATCACCCTCAGGAACTTACATTGGCGGTTGGTATGGGCGTTGAATTGGGGCGCGACCGACCAAATGACTACACGGCTGCACCCAATTCAAAACAACAATTTACAGATTTAAGAGCAGCGTACACAACTGAAAATACAGTTTCTAATCAAATTCAAGGTGTTCGCGCTGATGCACGTGATTTTAACACATATAAAGCCCAGCGAGAGAGAGCTCCAGATGCATATAATGCACAAGAACTATCCCAGCTAGAAGCATATCAAACCCAACAAAAACTGCGCGAAGAACAGCGACGTATACGCGCTGCTCAAGAACAAGTTACAGCAAGAGACTACTTTGAACGTATGAAACAATTGGTCATTACAGAAAAATAACTATCTCTTAACTATCTAGATGGACACCCGCGCTGTACTTGTCCCCGTCACTATACTCGTGGCGGCTGTAGCTGCTGCTACTTATATGAGTTTAAAACAACGCAATACATATTTTGACGATAAGCTTCTGGAACGCGGACTTCAAACTCCCACAGTATGGGTCTACGTTGACGATTCAGATGTAAATAGCCGTTGGTGGTCTGATTTTGGCGCACGAAGCAGTCGTGTTTTGAATATGCCCTTCTTAAACTTATGTTACCAAACTATTGCAGCAGCATGCGGTAAACAGTATCATGTGGAAGTTATTGGTGGAATTCAAGACGCAGAACGCCGTCTAGGATCACTACCCGAGCCAATGCGCAACAAACGTTTGCCTTTACGCGATGCAGAAATGACCTATCTGAAAGTTGCATTCCTGGAAAAATTCGGCGGATTATGGATGGGACCCGCTTCCATTGTTCTCCGCCCCTTTCCTGAACTTCCCAAAGATAAAGTCGTCCTATTTGGATCCGATCCATTGGAAACCTACGCTGGATCCAGTGGAACCTTCTTGCCCAATCAACATGCGCTCTGGTCTCCAGTGGCGCATCACCCCTTCTTTGTACAATGGCAGCGTATGCTTTACGAACGTATTGAACGGCAATCCACTGGAAAAGAGATTCGCAATGATAAAAATTGGGACATTCTCTTTGCTGGAACTGGAAAACGGGATGTAATCATAATGCCGAATGCAGAGCTTACGCGTAAATCAACTGGGCGCAAGATTGAATTGGAGGACCTATTGGCTGCTGGAACGGATGGTGTTTTACCCTTCACCATTCATCCCGAAACTGTGTATGTGCCATTCCCCTGGCCCGAGCTTGTTGAGCGTCGTGCATTTGGCTGGTTTTTACGCATGTCTGAAGATCAGATTTTGGATTCCGATTTAGCCGTTACACACCTGTTCAAATCCGCAGGTTTAGAATAGTTATGTAAAATCTACATTTATATTCTCAACAACTTCATTTGCATTTCGTTGAATTGTATATAAAGTTGTTTTCTTTTTATCCTTTGTAATTTCTTTTGAGACAATCTCCCATCCGTAGGGGTATAAAATATGCCGAAATATAGTAATCCATCGCCGTTCATCCGTGTACTCTAAAAACTGTTTCACTTTACAAGGTAAATAATAGGGCTCCAGTATATAAACTGCATCCCCTGAATTTTCTAAATACAATGTCCCCTTTTCAAACGTACAGGGTAACTCTATAGGAACTTGCATCATGGACAGAATCTCTAATATCATTGCCCATGATGGAGTTCTGCGAAATAATCGCTGCATCCTATCTATCCTATCTATCCTATCTTAGGTAAATAATTTAGCATCTTGACAACAGCACAAGAGATCTAAGAAACTACAGCGACTTTGTGCATGATATGACCATCCAGTTACGAGAAATCTATACAAACGTTCTTGTGCATCTGCATTTAGAACAAAATATATATCTGCAGTCTGCTGAACTGCATGTAAAATGTCTTCAAAACTCATACCATTTTGCCAAAGCCTTCCGATATATTCATAAATATTTGTATAATCTAAATTTGTAAGTGCACGAACAAGTGGAATAATTTTGTCATAATCATGCGTACTATAAATATCTTTCGCATCTTGGAGCGTTGGAGAATTAGGAGCAATCCATTTTAATGTTTCCGCCATTCTATTAAATTCAGCTACGCTAGAAAGAGATACAGCGCCCAGCCAATTACGAATATTTGGATCCTCTAATTTATAGTCCAGACGTTTGAGCAACTCATCCATGTAAATCATTATAGGTACAGGTATAAACCGAACAGGTTGGCAACGACTCTGCAGAGCATGAATCAAACATTCGCTGGAATTTGCAATAAATAAAAAACAGGTCAAGTGCGCATATTGTTCCATTGGGCGACGCAAAGCCTGCTGGCTCACTTCTGGTAATGTATCTGCATCATCAATCAACACCCATCGTGTAACACCCCTTTTTTTTACACCACCCTTTACAAAATCAGCTAATTTTGCACGAACTGTGTGAATTCCACGATCTTGATCAGCTGTTAAAAATAAGAAATAATCGGGATCTCTTGGCTGAATTCCATGCGCTTTTGCATAACTGTCAAAAAAATCAAAGGCTAGCGTTGTCTTTCCAAGACCGTTAAATCCATAGAAAAAAAGGTGAATAGGGCGTTTTATAGCTTGCTCACAAATCTGCACTGCATCCTCCTGAGCAAGAATTTTAGTCTGCATATCCAAGGCTCTTAAATTGTTGTTTGTTCGGATCCTTTATGTTCGGTGGTATCTGCCAATATAGCGTCAAACTCTGCATAATTTGTGGGACAATGACAAAGACCATTTACGCGTTTATACAACATCATAGACGTATACATGGATGCATTCAAAAGTGCGGCGTGAAGATCTTGCTGAAATGTTTCCCGCTTTTTGCCGTTATGATGTTTTTTATGAATTGGGCATTCGTAGGTTTGCTCGGACTCGGACATTTCTATTCTGCTATATACTCTTATCAGTGCATCCATCTAAACGCATTTCACCTAACGAATTAGATGCCATTGGATCTTTACAAAGTACTGGATCTTGAGAGGGGCGCAGATGCATCCGAGGTTCGTAAACAATATCTAAAACTAAGCCGAACCTGGCACCCTGACAAGGTTGCTCCTGAAAAACGCGAAGAAGCTACTAAACGGTTTCAAGAAATTAGCATTGCAAATGAAGTTTTGAGCGATGATCAATCAAGAGCCTATTATGACCAGACAGGTCAGATACCTGGTCAAGACGGTGGTGGTGGCGGCGGTGGAGATGGAGGTGGCGGCGGAATGCCATTTGGTATGGGAATGCCCTTTAATTTCAATATGAATGACCTATTTGGTATGTTTGGTGGAGGCGGACCTCGTGGCGGCGGACCAAGAGGGCGCCACTCTGGAAAAGCTCCGCCACGAAAAACACAAATACCACTTACTCTAAAGGATTTTTATTATGGTCGCATACTGCACATTAATTTAGAACGTCAACGCTTTTGTGCTGGATGTAATGGGGAAGGAGCTATAAATACGAAATCATGCGCCGACTGTCGTGGCTCTGGATCCATGACAAAAATTATACAAATGGGTCCAATGCTCATGCACCAACAAGGTCCCTGTTTAACTTGCAACGGTTCTGGAAAAACAAAAGGCGACATGTGTAAACCCTGCAATGGATCCAAATTTACAAAGCAGACAAAGACTCTTGAACTCGTGATTCAAAAGGGTATGAAGCCTGGAGACGTCATTACATTTGCAGGTGAAAGCAGCCACGTGGAAGAATTTACCGATTCTGGCGATGTGCTTGTTGAACTTGTAGGGGCTGATGAAGAACATGGATGGGAGCGTCATGGGGACATGCTCAAACACAGGATCCATTTGAATTTGGGCGAAGCTCTGTGTGGAAAAGTGGTGCGCCTTGACGGACATCCTGCGCATGAAAATGGTGTATATATTGAAATCCCATGCGGAGTACAGAATCGTCAAGATATTTGCATAGAGGGTCTTGGAATGCCTCGCGCCATTGGAGATGGATATGGAGACGCCATTCTTATGCTCACCGTAATAGCATCAAAAGAGGAGAAGGAAGTCCTAGAAAACTCTAAAGGGATGATACAAAGCCTCTTTAAAGATACAATTGATTCTGCTTCTGCGCCAGGTCAAGTATTTGTAGCCAAACCCTTAACATATTAGAGCGGTTCTGCCAGAGAGTATGGATACAAATAGGGTTCTCCGACACAAATATTTACTTTTATCAGGATATAACAGGGAGTTCTATTGTAAACTAACCGGTAATGGACAGCCTGGTAATTTATGGTGTACATTTCATTTTGGGGGCAAATCACGATATTGTATAACCATATCTGTAAGTGGGGCAAATCCAATTGAAGCCTATTTGGACAGAGTTGAATATGATATGCAATGTATAAAAGATGGACCATTAGAAAAAGGTGGTGGTACATCCAAGTTACTATCAATTGCACTTTGGATACTTGTTACATTCTTTCCCAGCTTACAGAGTATTAAATTTATGGATGATAGTCATATAGAATGCATTCAAGGGAGTAAAGTAAAGAAAATGAATCTTGCATCCGATTATATATTAAAATATGGTATGACATGGTATGAACGCATTTTTCACGCAACTCTTCCAGATACTGTGAAAAATGCATATAAAACCTCCTTGTTAGTACTTGATGAGCCCTTGCGCGATTTTAATTTTCAAGTAAATCGCTTACCTCGCCTAGAAAAATACAGAGATATATACATGGCGTCAAGATCTCCTAAGCATTTTTTTGAACAGTTACGAAGCCAGTATGGTTCTGAGTATTGTGAAGAAGTATGTGATTGGATACATATGTATGTAAGACTTTTAAATATAGAATGGTACAATAGTATGTGGGTTATACCTACAGAAACAATCACAAAGCCACAAGGTTTTTTCATGAAACAGGTGGAAAATCCTATGAAGGGCGGTCGTTATACACGAAAACGTCGGCGCGCCTTGAAATATGAAGGAAATAGTGTTGGAGTCTACGATGGAACGTATGAATAGTTTATTTAATATATTATAGTGATTCTATAACAATATTAAATTATTTTACATTCTAGGAGCAAAAGCCATCGGGTCTTTTATTATGCTCCACTCCTTATTGAGTCCAGCTTGAGCTTCCAGAGAGGCAGGAATCAACATCTTTCCCTCTTCTCCTACGGGCATGGGGAAGCGCATTTCGGCATAGGCTCCTCCGCGGTGTTTGCGGGAACCCTTGCGCCCTTTGCGGCTCTTGCGGCTTCCGCGGCGACGACGGGATCCGCCTCCCCATCGTACGAGCACGCCACCGCGTTGCTTGCGACTTTTACGAGTCTTGCGGCTCTTCTTGCTGCCACGGCGACGACGTTTGCCTCCACGCAGATTAGGGTTGTCGGAACTGGGACCAAATTGCTTAATGTAATCAAAAGAGGCGTTCAGAGGGGCTAGCTTAGCACTCGCCACAAGCTCACCGGGCAGCACTGATGCCTGGGTGACAACGCCCGGGTAGGCGCCACTGGTATTCAGACTGCCGCCATGCTGATTTTCATGCATCTTTAGAAATTGTTGTCCCTGGTTTAAATTCAGGTTCATAGGGGCGGGATTAGAATAATTTACAGGTGCTTGACCTCCGCGCATTCTGCGAGATCCGCGGCGTTTCATAGAGCGTCTATTGCGACGAGACTTTGCCATTCTTCTATTTGGGACCTGTAAAAAAAACCGCAACCTACTGTAGAAATCATGGAGCCTCAGTGGACCAAGAAAATCAGCAACAATGCTGTCTGCAGCACATATTACTACATCTATATCGCGTATGCTATCCTGGCTGTCTTGGCGGTCGTAGGAACTATCGGCATTCTGTTTGCGTACAAGTTACCCAGGGGTCTGTCTGTCGGTCTTGGGTTTCAAGGTATTTTAACAGCGTCAATTGCGGGCGTTCTGGCTCTTTTCCAGTACCTCGTTTGCTCCCGCGCCCTGCTGGGTGAAGAGGTGGTGACTGTGAAGAAAGGGGCTGCTCAACAGTAAGCTGCTCCAATGACCAGTCATTATACCCGACAGTAAAGACCATATAGCCCTTCCGGGCTAGACGAATCGCCATCTTCTCATTAAACTCACTGCGTTTATTGAGAAACACTAGAAAGTGTGTAGCCTCATTTTGAATTCGGGAATCCCGAAAGATCTTTGCACGGCGCTGATGTTGTCTCCAATCGGCTTCATACATTTGATTTGGAATCTTCAAAGAATCCGCCCAGTCTGAAATATAAATGCTTGAAATACCCTCTGAAGGGAGGATCACCTTATCCGGAACACGTCCAAGTTCTTGAAGCATAGGTCCGAGAAGTTCATATAGATACTTATCCTGCGTTCCATCTGCGCGGGATCCAAGAATGCCAAGATAGATGGGTGCGCCCTTTTGCGGAATATCTTCATCGGTAAACTCTGCCATTTTATATCGTGGTACATCACTATACAAAATGGCTTGGATGCAATTTTATTGATTTATATATTGCGCTTCATATTCTTCTTGTTGTTGCTCTTGCATATCCTGTAAATCGGCTAATGAGAAATCATTATTTTCATTTTCTAATTGTTTAATTCTAGTATATACCTTGTACACTTCATCCATAACATCCTTAAAGTCGTCGGTTTGTCTATCAAGTTCGTAACCCAAGTATTTTTGCGTTTCATGTAAAAACGATAGAATCATACCCTCTTTTGTATCGCCAGGATCTCGTTTAGGACCTGTCACAAAAACAGCATAAAACCACCCACCAACCGCTTTCAAAATATTCACGCGCTCTTCTGCATTTTCAACATCATCAATGGCAGAATATAAATCTTGAATTAAGCCTAAATTCACATGCGCATTTATATTTGCATTATTGTTATTATTATTATTATTATTATTATTGTTATTGTTATTAATATTTGCATTTATAGACAGCCCGCCGCGCTGTCTTCTGCGATATGTACGTTTGATACGTCTAGATTTCTGCACACGGCGCTTACGTCTAGTCCGGGATTGTATTTTTTTAGAACGTGCCATTTCTAATAAAATAGATCAAAATAGTATTTAATCCTCTTTTGCCAGCAGGGCAGAAGTCTGCACCTTGCGTTTCTCAATCTTTCCACTCACAATATAAATAGAGTTCTCAGTTAGAACTAAAAAATCATTATCCACACGATAGATTTTAGAGATCAGACTGGTAAACTCGTCATTATTTTTAATGAGCAGTTTATCTTTGCTGTCCTGGTCCTCGCCAACAAAAGCCCTCTTTGTGCAAGAATCAGCATAATAATCCAATTGGATAGGTTTATCTTGCTGTTGGGCTAATTTAGCAGCTTGCAGTAGGACGCTTGCAGTAGGTAGGGGGGTTTCTAAACCTTGTACGGGCTGGGCAGCAGGAGCAGACATTTCAGTTCTACGTCATTGTCGTAAGTTTTGTTTATCTATTCATACGCACTAGGCTGCGTCTACATTTTCCGGAAGGCGAAGGACATCGTGCGCATGATCCTGCAGTACACGATTCAGAAAGTCATAGGCTTCTTCTAGCTGAAAGAGATACCGCCCGCCCGTAATAATAATTTTACCCGTCTGAAATACACTCATTGTAATGCGTTTGCATTCACCGGGACCACTTCCAGACCCCTGTCCTTTACAGCGTTTTGTACAGAGACAGATACCAGGGCGATCAGGATCCGGATGTTTATCGTTAAAGTAATATTTTGTATTCACGCCCTGGTAAATTGTACTTTCAAATGTACTAAAGAGCCCGTACGTTCGGCTCAGAATATTATGAAGAGCAGTTCTGTTAATTGGATATGCAATTTGATAATCGGAATTAATAAGCTGAACCTTGAATTTTTGTAGAGATGGTTTTTCAGCAAAGATGGGGGCTTTGATTTTATAAAGCTCTTCTAGAAGCCAAGTTAGCGTCTCCTTTGCAAATTCTTCTGCTGGAATTCCAGTCATTTGAATTCCACCATTTCCAAATAGCTTTACATTAACTTCCTTGAATACTGTCATTTCAGGATTCATAGCCTTTCTTACAACAACCGTACTCTGATTAAAGAATGTTTTATCACTTACTCCGCGCTTACTGAAAGCATCACGACTCGCATAACCAATAACCGACTTGTCATACTCCATTTTCAGCACACCCTCTCCAGTCCACCAGAGAGGAATAAGAATTTGTGAAATTGTATCAAAGAGACGTTTTGCATCCATAGTTGTCCCCATATTGGCTGTAATCACCTTTGTACTAATCCGAAGAGGAGTCGGTTTTACGTACTTTAGGTCTGTCATTCTTACCTTTAGATTGTCGCTGTGCTTTAGGTTGGAAGCAATATCGTGACCAATTTTTTTGCACTATGATGAACATATTTTATTAAGAATATCTTTACGAATACTTGCAATCTGAGCTTGATACATGTCTGACGGCATTGTTTTTAAAACTCCTGGCTGGCTTAGACATGTGATTTGTTTTACAATAGTAAAGTCCAAGACGCCGAATATTTGCCCAATCCAAAAAAGGTCCTCCAAATTTCTTCTTACCAACGTTTCTTTTTTAGGCGGATCATTTATCCACGACCATAAAAGTCTAGCCAACTCTTCCGCTGAATTTGGAGCATGTAGAAAAATACGCAAATCGCCACGAAGACGGATTGCATCCAACGGTGTTGGCGATTGTTTATTGGGTGCATATAATTTAACTCGTTCAGCTAAGCACTCCGAAGGTAAAGGGTCAAACCGAATACGCAAGAACCGATGATGGAGTGACTTTTCTACACCGCTTATCGTATTTACTAAAAATAAAATACAGCATTTTTCCAGCGGATGCCTCTCTAAAACATGGCGCAATGCAAGTTGTGCAGAAGAGGTGAGCGTTTCTGCTTCATCAAAAACCAGAAAACGCGGCAAATTTGCGTGCTCAGGAAGCAAATTTTGACTATTCAAAAATGGAAACACGCGGTCACGAATAGATTCAAGACCACGTTCATCCGATGCATTCAAAAATAGGGTTGCCCCAGGCGGCGGCTTTTCATTAGGATACCATTGTTGGATAAAAAGTCGCGCAGTTGAAGTTTTTCCACTTCCAGGAGGTCCATAAAAGAGCAAATGACGTAAACGTGAAGAATCTTTTAAAACACATGACAAAATGCGTTCTACCCTGGGATTTGGGGAACTTTGCATACCTAGTGTTGTATAGAGAACTCCTTAAAGTCCAATTTGACCAACTAATCTAAAGAAGATCCGGATCAATTAGTATAGAAGATATACAATGCCCCCCCGCAAAAAAAAGTCTGAAACTGTAGTTACCCCCCCTGCTGTAGAATCCATCCCTGATTCCATAGTTGTAGTTGACACGGAAGGCAAAGATGGACTGGAGGTACTAGATTCTCTACCTACTCAAGACACGCCCCTTATTAAAACGCGTGCAAAAAGGGAAAAACGCGCCTCTAAACATAAAGTTGTTGCGCTTGTAACCGCAGATGGTATTCAAGGTGCATTTCAATCAGAGACAAGAAAGCCCTTGATTGCACATCTACCTGTTCATAGCAATGAAGTCAAGTTTCATGATCAACCATTTACATACGATCCGCGCCCCCCTGCGCCCCTGGAAGCATTCAATGCTGCGGATATTGACCCTTTCTCAAACGAGGCTGCATATGAAGCTACTGAGAAAACTGTTCCCCCTGCCGATGAGAATAGCACTGCGTTTACTCTTTCTATGGGGTCTTCTGTAGATTCTGCATCCACACTTTCTTCTGTACAAAAACAGGGTGCATCAATCAATTCCATGGTAGTACAAACTGCGACACCCGCCGAACCATCTAGAAAAGAATACGGACCAACTACACTCCTTGTTCAATTTGCGAATACCACGCATACCCATGAACTGCCATCTGAAACCTCTCTTGCATGTTTTTGGTGTTGTGAAGGATTCTCTGGAAAACCCTGTGTAATTCCTACACGTATTGTTGATAAGGTATGGAATGTATATGGTAATTTTTGTACTCCGCAATGCTGCATGGCATATCTTCTTTCTGAACTCTTAGATGCACATATTCGCTGGGAGCGCATTGCACTCCTAAGTCGTCTTTACGGGGGTCAATTTAATGGGCGCATTTATCCAGCTCCGAGTCGCGAGAGTCTTCAGCGATTTGGCGGACCCATCGCCATCAATGACTTTCGGTCTATTTGCGACAGCCAACGTGTGCGCGTAGATATTCATTATCCGCCTATGGTAAGCATTCTTGCATCCATGGATACAAAACCTATTGATTTTTATGAAACCTCAATGCGAGGTAACTATGTGCCGCAATATAATCCACAAAAAACAATTCATGAGCATGGATCTTCACAATTAAAGCTCAAACGTACAAAGCCTCTAAAGGAAAAGGAAAGTACACTTGATGCATGTCTTAATATTACTGTTATGAGCCATTGAAGGATTGGGTCGCGGTGCGCCGAAAAATTGCACACCCACTTTCTCCATTATAAATGTACACCGTGCATTTATAATGGCTGATCATATTCACACCTCTATTGCAGCCTTTCGCGATAGTGTGCTGACTGCTGTTGCAAAACTTGAATTTCAACTTCGCGATACGTTTCCGTCTAAGACCTCTGTATACAATCGTAGTTCTATTGGATCTTCAGATGATTATGAAGATGCAAGTCGCCTTGAAATTGCAAAACTTACAAATATGATTAGTCAGCTCAGTCTTCGTATTGGAAGTCTAGAGGAACAGATTGAATCTTCGGTACAGAATAAGACGGAACCTATTGTATCTGAACTTTTGAACATTCGCCCTGTGTCCAATACGCGAAATATTCTTGTATCAAGTGTACGATCCACACCTGCACTGGCGGCTGCAGTAGCTGCAGCATCTGTTCCAAACCTTGATCTGGCTTTTAACGCTGGTGATGCAGCAGATGATCAATGCACTGAAAGCAGTATTGAAAAAGAAGAGGATGACATCCAAATGTCAACTGTAGACGATGAAGAGGTTGAGGAAGAGGGTGAAGATGAAGGGGAAGAGGTTGAGAAAGAGGGTGAAGATGAAGGGGAAGAGGTTGAGGAGGGGGGTGAAGAGGACGATGTAGAGATGGAAGTTGAAGAGAGCGTATCTTCTAGTCCTGACCTAGTTCCAATCAAGATTGATGGCACTGTATATTATATTGATGAAGATAAAAATGTTTATGCTGAAACTGAAGATGGTTATGAACAAGTTGGTACATATGATCCCCTAACTAAAAAACTCGTAGCAGAAACAGCCGATGAAAACGAAGAAGATGCGATTGAAGTAGAGGACTTTGTATACAAAGGAAAAACCTATCAGCGCGACGAAAATAATAATGTATATCTTGACGGCGAACAAATTGGTACTTGGAATGGCAAGCGCATCGTAGCCTAAACAGATAGAGCAGTACTATGTACTAGAAAATGCCAATTGACGAAACTATTGAGGCGCTATCAAATTCTATTTTTAAGTTCATTCTCTGGGTATTTCCATCCTCTGTACTTCTAGGGGCTCTAGATGTATATACATCAACACGCGCCTATATCCATTCATCTTATGTACAAGCGTGCAAAACGGTAGAAGCGGTAAAAAATAGTTTTGATTCCCCTATTCTTGCATTTTTCAAATACGGCGACATACATGTCCCCATGCCCATACTTGAAAGTACAAGATATAGCACGCTACCGTCTTGGGTTTATGCAGTTCACAGAAAGGAATTTACAATTCCAAATACAGAGGAAATTCAAATTCGCGGTGTTCATCTCCCCTATATAAGCGCAGTTCTTGTACATAAAGTTGGACCCGTTGAAACCATTCTAGGCGATCTCTCCGAATGGTTGGGAGAACAGACAGTGTATGCCCCTGAAGGTAGCGTTCCTTTACAAATTCTAGTTGCAGCGTGGATGTACGTAAATGAGCCACCGACTTTACTCATGAATTATAAAGATCTGTATCTAAAAACAATGAATGAGTCAGCTGAAGAGTGTACCTATTCTGTGGAAACAGAGCAGCCCGTAGAAGAGGGTGAACTCGTGGGCGAATCAAATGCATCGGCTGCGGCGGTTGTATCTGCGCCTTCTGAAGCTTAAACAAACTCAACTGAAAGAGTATAGAGCCACTGGATATGGAATCTTTCCAGTTGACAGATTCCATTCCTACAGGGTCGTGGTGCTTGTATTACCACAATCCTGCAGATACTAAATGGACGCCCGATTCATACCAGAATGTTGGTACTGTAAAAACATGGGGGGAATTTTTTGCAGTTATGCGCGATCTTGAAGATTCAAGTATTCAGCACGGCATGTTTTTCTGGATGAAAGAGGGTGTTCCGCCTCTATATGAGAATCACGCCAATATTAAAGGTGGTTGTTATAGTCTCCGTGTTAGCCGTGTAAGAGCGGCGCATTATTTCCTCGTATATACAGTTGCATCTATGATGGGAAAGGTTGTTTATGATCCTGATATGAATATTGTGCAAGGTGTTAGCATCAGCCCTAAACGCATTGTTGAAAAAAACCAGAATTTTAATGTCATAAAAATCTGGAATAGAGACTGCACACGGTTCAATAAACATGATCAACTTCTAAGACTGGATAATATTCAGCAATGCAGCGAAGTTGTATATACTCCTCACGTACAAAAGAAACTATAAAATTAACCACTGTAGTTGGGATTATTGAAGAGTGTGGTTGCATTAAGCAACGAGAAATAAATACGCCCATTATCAATATGATTTGTATCTATTGCACTCATTACAATTGGTGTATCTACTGCATAAAATGTATTGTATGGTAAACGATACGCGGATATTGTTGGACCTTCAAATGTGAAATCGTCTGTAATTAGAGGTTCGTTCATTTCAGCAAATGCACTCACCCCTGATACCTGCGTGTAGGGCACGCTAGCCGCCCCGAAATAGGTTGTTCCATTTACATTTGTATACCGACTCCCTTCCAGAACTTGATAGGCTTTCACATACCCTGCTTGTTCAAACTTCCAATCCGCTAACGCAATAGGCGTTACCCCTATGAGTGCATAAAGTGCAGTTATATAGTCGGTTACGGACGAATCAACAGCTGTTATTTCTTGACGGCGCCCTATATCGCGCGACGGAAGTGTCTGAATACACCACGGAGCCGAATAAAAGTTACACCCTTTATTTGCACTTTTAATTACACCCGTTTTCTTAACAACTGGCGTATTTAATAGACCAGCTGTGTACACGCCATATAAATTTGGGTCGTCTGCGCGAAGATATAATTTTCCAGGGGCAGAATCTTTAATTGCAAAAAAAGGGAGCATGGAGCTCAAAGCTCCTGGCAACCATTGGACGGGAGCTACACTCATCTTCCCTTTTGCTGGTGCGTATGTTTGCACTACTGATGTCATTGTCTATAGTATACATCCTATATTTTTATTGCCAATACTGCTTGGTTGCATCAAAAGGTAGCAGACGTGGAAAAACAAGGATATTGAACTGCGCATACCCTATGCGACCGCGAAATAAATCAAAACATGGCTTCAATGTAGCATATGGTGGTATTAGTCCCAACATTGCCCCGCTGTATTTAACTACAGAATCCTTTGTCAAAATAGTATACATTTCATCTAATGTCTTGGAATGTCGCACTTGATGTTTAGTTGTAGAGTTGATTTCATCATTTGCCATAAACTCTTGATACACCATATCAGACCTTGACATTCTAAATGCATATTGATCATATTGCTCTTTTGTAATACCATCATGTATCATTCGTATATACGATTTTATATGTTGGGATATATCATCTGTTGCAAATATCAAACTTATATATTTAGGCCAAGACTGAATATGATATTGTTTTACCATATGCTTAAATTCAGGATGGGCATTTTGTAGTCTAGAAAGTGAGTATAAATATCCACTAATCTTTGTTAGCTGCATAAGTTTTGTGTCCACCTTTTTCTTTGTTGTATTTCTCTTAGCCTCTATAACAATAACTTCATTCTGATTAAAATTTGGCTGTATTTGTGCGGAGTTATTCTTAAACTGATTATTTTGTTTTCTTGTATAGGGCTCATTCAAAAGTAAACAACCGTCAAAATCTGTAAGTATACCACCATTCACATCATAAAAATATTTCAACCCCACCCTAACAGGCTGATAAATGTAATTCTTTAAAATTGTATAAATAAGCTCTGTAGAAATGTTTTCCTGTATGATGGAATTTTTTTCAATATACTGTGATAATTTAGCATCTGTATTTGAAACTCGCGTTTCTATTGTTGACATTCGGGATTCTAGTTTTTCCAGTTGATATGTATGCCGATTTACAACTTGTAGAATTTCTCGCAATAGTTCAGTATTCGTTGACATTTCTATATACAATGAATACTTTAATTTAGATACTCATACGCCCTCCTTTGCATCAAAATATAAATAGGACACCTCCACAAGTTCGGTATTTTCGCCCCTTTGAATACGCTGGATTTGCCTATCAATCTCGTTTCCAAGTGCATCTAGACGTGATTCCAGTGGAGGGTTTTGCAATTGTCTATTAGAATCTCTATACGAGTCTGGATTCAGACGCACAAAGACAAACTTGCCGCCATGAAGCATCATCAAATCATCATATCGCAGCTCTTCGTCTTGTTTGTTGCGATACTTGTGCTGGTCTTCATCCACTTCTATACACAGAAGCGTGTTTTCATAAAGGGCTCTGAAATCAATGCGGCGACGACACGTGCACTCCTTTTGCCCCGTCCAAAGCTCCTTGTTGTGAATAAAAGATGGATTTGTGTATGTTTGTGCGAGATAGTCGCGAACAGCTAGTTCCCGCGTCTTGGCGCGGATTTCATTTGTGCGCGGGTCTTCTGGGAAATTTTGCTGGAAACAGAGCGTGCAATAATAATCGTACTTCTTTTTGCCTCGGTGTTCAAAAGGGCATCTGAGACCAAGTGCTTGAAGTTCAAAAGTGCCTTTACAGCTACGTTTTGACTTTAGTGTATTCACATCTACCATTCCATCTTGTTTACAAGTAAAGCAATATTCGGCTTTGAGAACAGAAGGATAGTTAAATGATGGTTGACATGCACCACATTTGCACATATTTGCTTTAATATTTATCATTCCTGGTTTCATACATGTTGCACAGCATGTAGGTTTTGCATCATTAGGAAATCCATACGTTGGTTGTTTTGCTTGATTACCTTCGCACATGCATTTTGCACTACGAATGTCTATCATACCCTTCACTCTGCATTTTGCACAACATACTGGTATAGTTTCTGTAGGAAATGCAAAGCATGGCTGAGCTAAATTGCATTTACATAGTTTAGCAATCACATTAACATAACCATCAAGCATGCATGCCTTGCAATGCGTAGCTTTTTTAGTTCCAGGAGCTCCAAAGGTTGGGACGGCTCCCCCACATCTACACTTCTTTGTAATAATATTTTCCATACCATCTTTTTTACATCTGTTACAATATGTTGGTTTCTTATCATCTTTGAATCCAAAAGCAGCGCTCTTTCCACATGGACATAGATCTAGAATAAGATTAATCATTCCATCCTTTCTACATTCTTTACAACATGTAGGTTTCTTATCACCAGGCATGCCAAATGAAGGCATAGCTAAGTTGCATACACACCTTCTATTTTTATCTTTGAGATTGATCATGCCATCTTTACGACACTCGCTGCAATAGTCTGGACGTTTGTCTGTGGGCATGCCATACACGGGCAAATGCCTTTTGCATTGACAGCGTCTATCAGCTACATTATCCATTTTATCTGTTTTGCATTTTCCACAACAGGATGCCTTTTTATCATCAGGAGCCTTATAACGCGGTGTTGAAAAACCGCACTTACAGACCTGAAATTGTGGCTTGGCATTATGGAGCACTCCATGTACTCTACAATATTGTGGCATTGCAAATTTGAAACCATAGGATGCTTCAGATTTACATTCAGATTCTTCACAATTTGGCATTTTCTAGTACTACGTGTACTAATAATTTTGAAACTTTAACACAATCAATTTTTCGTAGTGTCGGGAGAAATCTAGGCGAATTTTAGTTGGTCTTGTAAGGCGCGAGCACCAATTTTATCTCCCCCAAAGAGGCAACAGTATATCTTATAATGAGCGGGTAATCATTTTTTAGATACATCTCAATCGCAGGGCAGAGGTTGGTGCATTTCGTAAACAGCACGAGGTGCTTGAGTTGAAACACTCCTTGCACAATCTCATTGGGTTTCTTGGAGGTTCGTTGAATTCGCATGCCCGTATTTTCAGAAATACTGGTTTCCTGGTCCGCAAACCCACCCACGCACTTGAAAATGAGGTCGCTTCCGCTGCTTGTAATTTCAACCTTTTCACCATCACCAAGACCGTTCATGTCGCGGCAAATCTTTTGAAAGTCTGCAGAGGGCATATGAATAATGCTTGTAAACGTGAGTGTAGGAATTTGGAGTTGTTCTACAGGGGTGTCAAAAATACGCAGAAGGTAGTTTGTTGTAGTCGCGCGATCTGCATTTTCCATTTTAATGCCTAGCTTATTTTCATTGTTGGCTGGAAGATACAGCGTTAAAGAGTCGTTGTTTCCCATGGTCTTGATTAGCTTGTACAGATAAATCATATTGACGCCCAGGACATACTTTTGAGGACAATAATACTCATTAAAACGGTCTGCGTGCAGACGTAAATACACCATCACGGTGTGGGTTTCGTCCATTGACATGATTTTGATTCCCGTGCTATCAAATTCCAGATTTGCTTCTGTAAGAATTTCCTTCAGCGCCTCTATAAGGGTACGAAATGCGGCGGCTTGAATCGTTTTGATTTCAAACAGGTTTCCGTTTGCATTGGCAGTACCGGTTGACATTGACATACTCTTCAATTGCTTAGTGTCTTTAGGCAAAATAAAAAGTGTCGGATGTGCGCACCACCCTCTTGCGTTTACTCTATTTGCAATGGGGTTCTATCATATGATATTTCAGTTTCTGTAAATATAGATGGATATACTGTTGGTTTAGGGAGATGAAATGTATGGATTGCATTTGTCTTCAATCGCCAGCGATTGCCCACTTTTAAAGCGGTAGTATATTCTTTTACTGCACGTTTATCATTTTTTCTTAAAAGAGTGTTAAATTCTTCAATAGGTGGAGAATAGGGAGTATCTTTATTCCCACCCGTCATATAAAACGCAGAGTCCATTTTATTTTTTCGTATTGATGTAATTGAATAAGACAATAATAATATGTCACTTATAGTTTGTACAGGTAGATTTGGCGGAACGGAGCTTAGTAGTTCTATACGCGCCCCTTTTGGATCAAATAAAATTAATTCTGGACTTATTGATCCATTCATATGATGGAATACACTCTTCAATCGCGGAGATATAAATCCATCTACGAGTGTCCCTAGCAGCCCCTTCAAAAAGGCTACCGATTTTCCATCTACATACGTTTCTCCAACACGAATACCAGGTTGTTCAATGATTTGCGTTTGTTTTACCGCAGTTTCCATATCTTTCAGCCCCTGCATAGTATTTGTTGATCCTTTGTATGCATATTTCATCAATTTAATTTGATGTGCTAGAGAACATAAACCAAATGAAATATTGATAGCTAAAATACATTTTTGATCTTCTTGTGTTATTTTCTCATCCATATTATCTTCAAAAAACTGTTTTAATAATACTTTCATAAATCTTACATCAAGTAAACGCAATGGTTTTGTTGTCTTAAACGCGCCCAATGCTCTATTAGATACTTGTGCATATGCATTTGCCGTTTCATAGGAACCATAATAAGATGGGCGCGATAGTATAGATGGCTCCTGCGTTTCATATCCCCGCCAAAGTATACATCCCTCTGGCAACTGTATAACATTTCCATATGCTATTGAAAAATCTTGCTCCCAGTCAAGATGATATTGCATCGGGTTTTCTCTATTCTACGGTAATGGCTTTAAGAATATACGACAGTATTACGCATAATGTCGTTATCTACTGCGTGCACAATTGTAACGGCATACTATCCAATTAAATCTAAATTTTCAACTGAAAAGTATATGCATTGGGCATCTACATTTCTTCAACTCAAATCGCCAATTATCCTTTTTACAGAGGAATCCATGGTGAGTGTAATTCTAGAAAAAAGAGGCGATAGACCAATTCATATTATTACAACCCCCTTTTCTGAACTGGAAACCTGGAAATTATATGAATCAAAATGGAAAGAACATCATAGTATAGATCCTGAAAAACATATTCATACGCCAGAATTATATGCAGTGTGGGCAGAAAAACCCTTTTTTGTAGAGAGGGCAATCAAGCATAATCCATTTCAAACAGAATTCTTTTTTTGGTGCGACATTGGCGCGTTTCGTGATCCACATATTTCGCAGACAATTCTTGATAGCTTTCCCAGTACACGCTATTTAGAATCAGACCAAATATTATTTCAGTCTGTAGGCGATGTAAAAGCCAGCGATTGGGTTCAAAAGGCGGATGGAATTCGTGGCGAGTGTATATCTCATACATGGAATGAGATTAGGCTGGTGGGAGGATTATGGGGGGGCGGAAGAAACGCATGCTTGCGATGGAAAAATGCATATCAACAAATGTTAGAGGCTTATTTTCGGGCAGGGCGTTTTGCAGGAAAAGATCAACAAGTGATGCTATCTGCGTATTTAGATGATACCACGTTGGCAAAGGTTGTTCGTTGTACCAAATACAATATTGACGAATGGTTCTTTTTGGAGCATTTATTATCCAATCTGTCTGAACATTATGAACTTAACATGACGTATTTAGACCGTTGAACATTTTATTTCAGCCCTTGGACTAAGGCGTTGCTTCTTTCCTTTTTATACCATGCACGGAGTGCATCATTTGACTGTCCTTTACTATTGAATGCGGATTGGCTGTGGATCCGATGCCGTACAAGATATTCAGGAATAGTATACAATTTTCCACCCAATAGACAAATTTTCATCCATAAATGATAATCGTCCATTGTATAATTAATATCATTAAGTTCCCATTTACAATACTCTCGCCGAATCATTGAGCTGCTATTAATGATTGGATTGTGGTTTTCCAGCAAAGATGGATCAATATATCCAGATTCTATTGCAGGGATGCCAGACCGTTCGCCAAAATATTTACAAAACGTTCCAACTACAGCTGCTTCAGATGCATACGATTGAATTGCACGTACTTGGGTTTCTAGTTTGGTGGGCTCCCATACATCATCACAATCCAATATGGCTACCCATTTTGTACTGACAAGAGATACAATATGATTTAGGCTTTCTACTTTTCCCTTTAGCGGCGGACCTTGAATACATACATGAATACGTGAATCGGATTTTGCAAGCTGCATGGCGATTTGTGCCGCCTCGCCACCATCCGCACCATGTCCATTGATACCAATCCATAGTTCCCAATCAGGAAACGTCTGTGATTTAACACTTTTTATACATTCATCCAAGTATTCTATTCCGTTAAATACAGGTGTTAGAATTGAAACGAACGCCATTGGAATATACTATAAATGTACTTTGAGATCCAGATGAATATACAGTCAATTTTTTATGTAGTAATGACTTTAAGCATATGTAGCAGTATTACTCAGAATGTCCTTACCTACTACGTGGGCAGAGGTGTGCGCTGCAAAAGCAGTATGTTTTGGTCTCAACCGGTATGCCTTTCGTAGAGAATATTCCGCAGCCCGTTTAGCGGCTGCTGGATTTACAAACATTGAATGTGTAGATTCCTTTGATGGATTTCATGGAGATGTAGATGCTGCTCTGGCTGAATTGGGCGTAGCCTTCCATGGAGAGTTACGTCCAGGACACAAGGGGTGTTCTTACACACATATGCATGAATGGAAACGTATGATTGATGAAGGGGCTGCGTTTCGTATCTTTTTTGAAGACGACGCGATTGGTCACCTAGATTTGCCCAAAGGGCTAGGACAAACGTTTTGGGATGCAACTCCCAAAGATTTCCACATGCTGTACATGGGAAATATGATGGACCCTAATCATCCTTCCGTTGCAGATCCAAAGCAGCTCGTTGTGCAAGTTCCAACATACTGTATGCATGCCTATATGCTCACATTGGAGGGAGCCAAGCACCTCTTTCAACTGGCGAAAGAATTAAACGCGGCTCAACAGCCGCTGAATATGTTGGATATTCAAATGTTTATCTGGCAAGCACAGAATAAGATGAAATGGCAGTGCTGGAATGGCACATGGGTGCAGAAAAGTTTTCCCACATTTGACGAGGGGCTTCCATGGCAAGCCTTTCCAGATGTTATCACACCTCAAAAAGATACAGGACTCTTTTGGCAAAATATGCGTGTAGGAACAACCCTTGAACATCCAACTCTTCAACTCACAATTCCACAATATTCACGTTAAGCAGATGAATACAGCATGACGCGATCTTCATTCTTAAGAATTTGGGTTTTTTGAATTCCTGAAAATCCTGGCACATTTGTTCTCAAATAGGATGTTAGTCTCATAATTTCCATTAAATTAATAGACCAACTTTGTTGAGCAGAATCACTTGTAATTGTGGCGATCAAATTTGGGACCTCAACATCGTCATAGAATACGGGGACAGTCTTTTGCATCTCTACATTCGTTTACTATTTTTACATCGCTAGGGAGGCGCGATGGAATAAAATTGACACAAGGGTGGGGGTCATTGTATAGGTACAGAGATCTATTCGTATACAATGGCTGAGACGTATAAGAAACACACTCATCGCGAGCATATTCTGGAGCTTCCTGATACCTACATTGGTAGCATTGAAACTTCTGAAGAGGCGCGATGGGTGTTTGATCCTGTGGGCAACAAAATGGTGCACCGTAAGCTCCAATTTAATCCTGGCTTTTACAAGATCTTTGATGAGATCATTGTAAATGCGCGCGATGCACTTGTACGAAGTCAACAGGACGCCTCTCGGATTCCTGTGAAGCGTATTGATATTACAGTTGGTAAAAATGACAAGGGGCTATTTCAAGTAGGCGTGAAGAATGACGGTGACGGCATTCCTATCCAACAGCATGAAACCGAGAAATGCTGGATCCCTGAACTCATCTTTGGTCATCTGCTGACTTCTAGCAATTACAACAAGAATGAAGAGAAGATTGTTGGGGGTAAGAACGGTTACGGGTCCAAAATTGTTTCAGTATTCTCTGAAGAATTTCATATTTCTGTGAGACATCCCGCTTCAGGACAAAAATATGAACAAACTTGGCGCAACAATATGAGTGTATGCGAAAAGCCCCACATTACAAAGGATAAGGCTACCAAAGGGTATGTAGAAGTCACCTATGTACCTGATATTAAACGTTTCCATGGACTAGATCTTGATGAAATGACCATTGTGCTACATACCCGTGCAATTGAACTCGCTGCGCTCGCTGGAAAGGATGTGAAGGTCACGTGGAACGGTGAGGAGATCAAAGTGGATACCTTTGAAAAGTTTGTGCGTCTCTTCCTGCGAGCCGATTCTGAAAAGAGTCTGGCGTATGAACGGTGCAGCGAGCGTTGGGAGGTGGCGGCTGTTCTGACGCGTAATCTCTTCAGCGAGGATGCAGGAACTCCTGAAGATCGCCATATCAGCTTTGTCAATGGCATCAATACCCGCAAGGGGGGCAAACATGTAGAGACCGTTCAGCGCCACGTTCTGAGCGATATTTGCGAAGTGGCTTCTAAGAAGAAAAAGATGGATCTGAAACCTGGACAAATCAAGGATTCTATCACCCTCTTTGTCAATGCGACGATCGTAAATCCGAGCTTTGATAGCCAGACTAAGGAAACGCTTACAACTCCTGCTGCAAAGTTCGGAAGCTCTGTGAGCATTTCTCCCAAGTTTGTAGACTCCCTCGTCAAGGCGGGAATTCTAGAGGAGGCGCAAGCTATTCTGGACGCCAAGAACGCCCGTGAGACGAAAAAGACAGACGGCGCTAAGAAGAGGACGATCTATGGTCTGCCCAAACTAGAAGATGCCCTTCTTGCAGGAACTGCAAAGAGCAGCGAGTGTACGCTCATTCTGACCGAGGGAGATTCAGCCGCGACGTCGGCTATCGCAGGTCTCAAAGTTGTCGGTCGCGAGCGCTGGGGCGTGTTTCCTCTGAAGGGTAAGATGCTCAATGTGAAGGATATTAGTCGCGACAAGTTCAACTCCAATGAAGAGCTGACTGCAATCAAAAAGATTCTGGGTCTGGAGCAAGGGCGTAAATACAAGGATACTACTAGCCTGCGATATGGGCGTGTTCTGATTATGAGCGATCAGGATGTAGATGGTTTCCATATCCGCGGTCTGCTCATGAACCTCTTCCACACGGAATGGTCTGAACTGATGCAGATGGGGTTCCTCTGTTCTCTCATGACCCCTCTCGTAAAAATGACCAGAGGGCAAGAAACACTTTCCTTCTATTCTGAAGCCGAGCTGGAGGCTTGGAAAGAGCGTGTTGGTGCAGATATGGCTGCGCGATACAAGAGTAAATATTACAAGGGTCTGGGCACGAGCACTCCTGCAGAGGCTCGTGAATGGTTTGAAAACATCTCAGACATTCGGTATGATTGGGACGATGCAACCGATCAAACGATGAATCTCGCCTTTAGCAAGAAACTATCTGATGAGCGCAAGCAATGGCTGAGCTCTTATGATCCTAAACGTAGCATCAAGCCCGTTCTGGATGCTGGTGGTAAGAAACATGTCCCTTATAGCCGCTTTGTCCATGATGAGCTCATTCATTTCAGCAATGCAGATAATATTCGCTCTCTACCTCATGCTATGGATGGACTCAAACCTTCTCAGCGTAAAATTCTGTTTGGCTGCTTCAAGCGCAACCTCAAATCTGAAGTCCGTGTGGCGCAGCTTGCAGGATATGTATCTGAACACGCAGCCTATCACCACGGCGAAGCCTCCCTGAATCAAACAATTACGAGCATGGCGCAGCTCTTTGTAGGCGCCAACAATATTAACTTTCTGGTTCCCGTGGGACAATTTGGGTCGCGCCTGCTAGGAGGAAAAGATGCGGCTTCTCCTCGTTATATTCACACGTATCTAGAACCAATCGTAGATGCTATTTACAAGAAAGAGGATGTGCCCATTCTGAATCATCTAGAAGACGATGGTGAAACTGTGGAGCCTGATACGTATTACCCCGTTGTACCCATGCTAGCTATCAATGGAAGCGTAGGAATTGGCACTGGCTTCAGTACGGATATTCCTCCTCACAATCCTTCTGAAATTGTGGGGCTTCTGAAGAATCGTATTGCAGGCGACGAAACGCTTTCTGGAAAGACTCTGAATCCTTGGTGGATTGGATTCAAAGGACAAGTTGAAAAGAAGGAGGAGAAACAGTGGATTACACGGGCTGCCTATGAGTGGAATGATGCAAATTCCTCTGTCCGCATTACTGAACTCCCCGTAGGAGTTTGGACGAAGGATTACAAGGCGTTCCTGGATACCATGATGCAGGGCGATGGTCCTGATGTGAAAGCCGAAGAGAAAGCGGAGAAGAAGGATGCAAAGAAGGGTAAAAAGGGTGACGATGCGAGCACTGTATCTGACGAGAAAAAGCGCAAGGCGAAGTCTGTTCTGAAGGGATTTGAAGACATGTATAATGATGTAGACATCAACTTTGTGCTGTATCTAGATGCAGACTATTACAAGCGAGCCAAAGCAGCCCCTGTGGACTTTGAGAAACTCTTCCATCTGACCTCTTCTTGGAAGACGACCAACATGTGCTGCTTTGATTCCAACATGAATATCGTTAAATATGATACGATTGGAGATATTCTTGAACACTTTTACGAGAACCGTATTGTGCTCTACGAGAAACGTCGTCAGCATCAGATCAGTGTACTGCGAGATGAACTGGAAGAGCTGGAGGCGAAACTTGGATTCGTAAAAGCCATTGTAGAAGGGCGACTGAAGATTCTAAATGAAGAGGATTCGGTTGTTCTTGCGGGGCTGAAGAAACTGGGTCTACCACCTCGCTCTGATCGTAAAGAGCCTGATACTCTAGGAGCCTATGAATATCTTCTGCGCATGCGCATTGACAAGATCAAGAAGAGTTCTGTAGAAGGTGCTGTAAAGGATGTGGAGGCGACGAAGAAGAAGATTGCAGATCTCGTGGCTACAAATGCAAAGAGTATTTGGAGCCAGGAACTGGATGAATTCCTAGAGGCGTGGAAGAAGATGGAAACCAAGACGATTCAGATTCTATCTGCAAGTTCCGGAGATGTAGGGGAGAAGGTGGTAATGAAGAAGCGGGTGAACCGGAAGAAGTAGGCTGACGTCTTATATACAGCTAAATTGAGATATATATAAGACTTAGATTGTATATTTTTACATGTTTTTACACGCGAGCCACACGGACCATGAAGCGACCGCCATTATTATCCAAATCTTGAGCATTGTTTTCTACTACGACATATGCAACAATGTAGTCCTCGCCGGTTTGAGAGTTAGACGGGGTCTTGACGAGGCGCAGAACCAAGAGTTCTGATTCAGTAGCGTCACCGATTGTGATTTGCTTGCCCATATCCGTTAAAGTCTTACGACTGTCATATTCTCCAGTATAATTTAATTGAGTTGCACCATTATCGCCTCTTAATACATCCAGAAATGTGGATCCAGCAGCAGTACCAGGAATAATGAGTAGGTCGCCGAGGTTGATGATTTTGGCACCATTTGCAACCAACCAAGCATCAATATTTGCTTGGGTAAACAGACGGGGTCCATTTTCGCCTTGAAGCACATTTTGGGTGTTTACAAACTTGCGGGTCAGAGGTTGAGAAGTGAAACGCAACACGGAAGACATCTTCTATACTTGGCTCTAATAAAATAATTTACGCAGCTCCGGATGTTTTAAAATCTAGCGCGTCTATTGTTAAAAATCTAGTGCCGCTGTAAAGTTGACGGCTACTATTCTTTAATCACCATCATAGTGAGTAGAAAAGGTGATATATCTGTATCCGGTAGTGCTAGAAGGGGACACATAACGAATCGTCATGGGAGAATAAAATACCCATGAGGCATAAAAGTTATTTGTCAAGTCACCACCTACATATTCATCGGATGTGGGTGGTTGGTCATTCACACCATATACATTTTCAAACGTTAATCCTTGTACGTTTCCAGGTTGGGCGATTTGAACCTTTGTCATAACAGGTTTTACATAAATCACAAGTTCTCCAGAATAAGGAGAACCTAGCCCGTCATTAGATTCAATTAGGTTATTTAAATAGGTTACCATATTGTCACCGAGACGTGTTACTAGGCGTCTTCCACCCATTCCTTTCGCTTGATATTCCGTATCATCATCGGGGCTATTTCCATTATCAATAAATGATTGGACACTAGAATTTGTAATGGCAATATCTAATGTTTCATTTACAACTGTAAATGGGATAGGTACACTTTCACCGAATGTAGAATCACTATAAGAAGGTGTGCTGATATTTGTGTATTTACTGGTTACACGGACCGGTTGCGCAAAACCACTTTGCAAAGACGTCATCTTCTATACTTAGTGTTCACATAAATTTCCGGAAGGGTAGACTTTTGGATCCAGCCGATGTCATGGAGATTGGATACGCCATAGGGGTTGGCATTTTGCTTATATCATCCAAATAATACACATACATGCCAATTTCACTTAGAATACGGGGAACACTCCACTCTACAACAAGCCTATTAAGCTCGCGTATTTGCCCGGGTAGATCATAGTCTAAGTTTTTTGCATATTGTAAATACAAACTCCTCATGACAATTTGCAATTCGTCTGCACTCTGTTCATCAATAACCCATCGTTTTTCTCCGCTTTTATCATACACTTCTTTCCGGATTGCATTTTGGATGATCTTGGTATTTTCCGGGCTATAGAATGTTTTGCTGAGCGCATTTTCAGCCCAATTGCCACGCATCAAGTCTTGACCTGCGCTTGTATCTACAGCCGTCCTATATCCGAACCCTCCTTGTGCTGGGTTGGCAAGAAATCCGCCAGAGGATGGTTGCGCATTCATGTTTACGCGCCCATTATATCCGGCAACGAAATTTTTAGTCGTGTACGGCAAAACAAATGGCGGGGGGGCTTGGCTGGTGGGGTCCATGTCTACCAGTCTCTCTACATTTGTAACCCATTCTTTCCTCTAAACTATTTTCTCCGACAAGGGTATAGAAGTAGATGAGCTCTCTGACCTCTCACATCAAGCAAATCCCTGCCAACGCTGGTTACTACATCACCGTCGCCGACGCCCGTAGCTACTTTGTAGCCAACAACGGCTCCGACGAAGCCCCCCGTTTCGGTCAAATGATCAGCACCATGTCCACCTCTGGTGCGGCGGTGTCCTCTCTGATCCAAACCGCGGGAGGTATCTTCAAGGACATGGGCAAGACCCTGGTATCCTCCGGTCGCGTATTCCGCAAGGTGCAGCTGGTCGTCAGCACTGGCACCCTGGCTGCTGGCGGAACCGCCGGTGTTGCGGGAGCCGACGTTGCCCCCTCCAACTACCTCACCGGCTACCTGGAGCTCCCTGGACAACACGGCAGCGGCGGATCCGTCCCTGCGGCTCCCGTTGCTCGCCTGGGTTAGATTTAGTAAAATCCATTCTAACAATCCTTATACAATGATTAAAGTATCATTCTAGAAGGACTGGTGTTCTTATAAACTGGATGTGGAATTCTAACCAGAGTATAAGTAGAGAAAGTCCCGGATGGACTATAGTTTTATTGCATACATATTTCTGTGTATCGTGATTGGATTGGGAACCTTTACAAAGCTTTCTGGTTCCAACAGACTTTGGGCTGGACTTTTAAGTTTAATCCTCTTTATCTTAATTTTTGTATTTTACGGAATGAGATGGTTTCGCGGAACAACCTCTGTCTTTAGCTATACTGGCGGATGGCCTCCCGTAATTAACATGTGCCCCGATTACCTCGTGTATTTCAAAAATGCACCCATGGGCGGCGCGTGTGTAGACATGATTGGTGTAAACAAAAGTGGAGGAGCTTTGAAGGTATTCACTCAAGAAGATCTTGCAAATCCTCCTCAAGATCGTGCAAAATACTTTCAAGGTGTGTACAAACCTGGGTTAAGCGATAAAGATATGAAATACCTGTGCGATCTAACACAGCGTCTAGGGTTAACTTGGGAAGGTATTTACAATGGCGATAGTTGTGTCTATGCTTCTTCATAATTGAGCGTGGGTCTAAACGTATATTGGTGTTACAGGACTAGATGTCCGCCGATACAGATACCTACTGCTTCCAGCCAGAGGCTGAACAAGCACTTCATCAGTGGATGTTCAACCGAAAAACCCCCGCATTTTTACTCGTTGGACCGCCAGGAATCGGTAAAACGACGCTTGTACATCGTATTATGAAAAAGATTGGATATACCTTATGTGAATTTAATGCGAGCCATACACGATCTGGAATTGCCTTCCGAAAGACTATTCTACCCCTTCTTCAGCACGGCGGTGTTCAAGAATGGTTACGTGATGGAAGTCCCGAACGTATGGCAGTCCTTCTAGATGAAATGGATGGACTGAGTGGCGGTGAAAAAGGCGGTTTGAATGAACTCCTTGGATTTCTTCGTGCGTGGAAAGAAGGGGACGGATCACATCCGCTTGTTCTTATTTGTAATAATTTACACGGACGACCCATGGAGCAAATTCGCCGTGTATGTACATCTATTATCCTTCAACCTCCAAAGTCAGAAGTTGTAATTGAAGCCTTTCAGAAAACTCAAAAGGATATTCCTGAATCTGTCGCGCAATGCGGAGATCTACGTGTCATTTTTCGCCATATAGATGGATTTCCTGCGCTGGATCAATGTGTGCACATTGAAGACTCAAACTGTACAAGCGCATCCCTAGAGTGGGCATGGCATTGTTTGTACGAAGCCTACGATCCCTATATGAATATTCATCTTGAAAATAATGAAGCAAACCTTGCAGGTTTAGTTCTTCATGAAAATACTCCGAGGCGTTTAGAGGGGTATGATGATGCTCTTCAATGTTATATGAAAATATTTAACATTTTATACATAAGCGACTGGGCGGATTTCTGGGCATTCTTTTATCAATGTTGGCAAATCCTGCCACTTACTCAGCAACTCAAGTTGAAAATTACAAACCAAATCTTTGATTCAAAAGGTGCACCCAAAAAGGCTGCCCCAAATGTAGAAGACTTGACATTTACACGCGTTCTTAGTCGCCAGTCTGCACTTTTCAATGCGTGGCGTGAAATGTGTCGCATTCACGATTTGACGGATGTTCCCATTCGCTGTGTTCCCATGGTCGCAGGACAGTTTCCTGAACAGAAAACAAAGAATCTAGCTCTGGCTCTGGCTCAGAATACCCAATAATATGTAATGACGGAATTATCTAATTCACACATTACATTGCATTTGACCCAATTGTTTCACCTTCATAATGTAAATGAAGTACATGTAAGGGTTCTGTGCGCCCCAATCGGTAAGCGCGCCCAATCACCTGTTTTTCTTCTTCTGGAGTCATGGCATGCAATAATACAACATGTGTTGCAGACACAAGATTCAATCCAGCCCCCGCCGACTCTGTGGGCAGAAACAAGACTCGTTTCTGCCCTTCTTCAAACATTTTAATAGTCGCTGCAACAACGTCCTTATTTCCACGTAAAGTGTGATACGCAATTCCTTCTGCATCACAGTCCGCCTCTATAGAATGAAAGGGGTTTTCATATCTACAAAAGACTAATACTTTTGCACTCGGATTTTCCTTGAGAAATGATAATAGACGGCGCTGTTTTGACATCATTTTGGGCTCTTCATCCTTTTTCTTGCGCTTTATATTCTTTGTTGTATCCACGAGCTGTGTTAATTGTTTGGGTTGAAGGGCAGTGCGACACATAGGACATGTAAGTGCACGAGAAAGGCTTTGTAAAATACATCCACCACAAAAGAGGCGCTGACAGCACGGTGTCAAAGTAGCTGCATTTAGTTTAGGATCTTCATAGCAAATAGGGCACTCTACAGACTCTACTGCAGAGGCTAGGCGTTCTTCAAAACTTTTCAGCTGGGATTCAACCGATGCAATCTTGGCTTGCAGATTTGCAAGGGCGGATTCTTTGGCTTGTACAGAGTGATACGCCATTCCACTTTTAAATTCCAGCGTCTTTTTCAGCCTATCCAGTTCTTGCATTCGTTCTTTGCGAACAGCCTCCGTTAAAGATACAGCTGAATTTTCGGATATACCCAACTCCTCCAAGGCTCCCTGGATATCTCCAGCATAAATCATCTTCTGCACCTTTTCATTTACAAGACCTGATACAATTCTATGGGATGTGGGCTGTGCACACATTAGGACCTGTTGATGAATAGGTGGCATGCTACGGCTCTTTTCAATAAATTGTTTTGAACATGAAATTAATGTAATTGCTCGCAAAATATGATAGGATGTATAAGAACCCAGCCAACGCTTACTTCGTATATCCATCCATGTAATTTGCCCCATATTCGCAGCAGTAGTGCCAATTTCATTGGTTAACCATTCCCCCAATGCAGGACAAAACCGCGATGCGTTTGTATTATAATATTGTAACAATAGAGGACGAATACAAGTTCCTTGCATTATAAAATTTGTCCAAGTTGCAGAAATAAACCAAATAAAACGTGCATCTGGCGACGGCGTGCTTCCAACAAGGTGAATTGTATCCATTTCATCTACAAATATACGTTTCCAGTTAATATTTTGAAGACCAGCATAATATGTAAGTTCGTTATATAATGTATTACTCACAAGTACAACATCAGATTCTTGAATCATCTTGATAAGATTTGTTCGTTTTTCAAGAGTATTCCCTGAAATATCTGTATTTTGTGTGAGTTCCCAATATGCAGTTAAAGGGGCAATATCTTTTGATGATTTTGCATAAAATACATTAAGAGTGGTCTGTTTCTTACAGTATTCTTGCCATTGTCTATATAGTGTATGCGGAACAACAATAAGATTAGAATACGCATTGGGTTTAGTGGATTTAGTATACACGGTAAATATAGATTTTGAACTGCCTTGCATTAGAATACTTTGATTTTGCTGCATTTCTTGTTTTTTCATATGCGCAATAAACCCAAGAACAGCTAAACTTTTTCCAGTTCCTACTTCATCTCCCAAAACTCCATAATTACAATATGTTTTTGTAGGTCCATATGAAATTCCTTCTAAACTCGCCTTCTCTTGCGCATACATTGCATGTATAACCGCAAGTTGATGATCGCGCAACGGAATTTGAATTTCAGGTGGCTGCGGTATACGGGGCGAATCTTCAGTTAGCTGTCTACGAAATCCTATATCAAGAGTGTGCAATATATGTTCCGCTGAATTTACACCTATTGTACTAAATCTCTCAAGATCCAATGGAATATTCGTACTCATACTCTATGTATGTGGTAGAGATACCCTTAGACCATTACAGAGAGGAATAAAACTCACGAAGCTTAGGATCCTTGATAAAGTTCCTGATTTTAACCAGCGAAGTGCTCATTTTTTTTACAAAGGGAGAATTTGAATTTTTAAGACCCTCTTTATTGAACGTATTTTCAGAATGACTCATAACAAGCATAACTTTCATAGCGTCAAGCTGAACCATTGGATTTTTATACCCTTCTAAGAAGCTCTTTTCTTCTGCAAACGTGACCGTCTCATCATAAAGGCGCGTCTTTCCATATGTGGTTCTATACGCGAGCGTTCCATTTGTTGCATGGTTTGGTCCGTACGGTCCTAGCCTCACAATTTCTTTTGTATTCGTATAATACATATACAGTTCACTTGAACCCGCTAGCTGTACATCCGGTTTTGACATGAGTTTTGTTACTGCATGAGAAACGCGTTCAGGAGAATAATAATCGTCATCATCCATACATACACATATATCTCCTTTAGCTTCACGATTCAGCATGTTTCTTTTGACACCGATATTTACCTTTTTATCCAGGTAAATATACCGGACATTAGGAATGTCCTTGGTGAGATCCAAAAACATGTCACGGATAGGTTCCGGACTATCATCCAGTACAAGCCATTCCATACGATCTTTAGGATAAGTCTGGGCTTTGTAATTTTCCACGAGCGCAGGGATAAATTTAGCCCTGTTGTATGTAGGTGTCAATACAGATACAAAAGGACGGCTCATTCTATTTAGTATGGTCAGATATGTTTATATTGTTTATCCGCGGATGGATTCAATAGACTCTTTAAAGTCGTCATATGCTTTTACGGCTTCATGGTCCGGTACATAATAAAACGGGTACCATAAAAGTTTTCCTAAACGCGTTACAGCGGCTTCTGTGCTTATCGGAAGAATTCCATAGTATGAAAACCGCCCATCATACAAGCGTCTATAAAGCGCGTATAGATATACAAGAGGTGCAAAAATCGGGATAGCTCCCCATAGAAAGTAAAGTATGCGATACGCGATACCTCTTCCAATTGCAAAATTTGCAGCTAAACTTCCAGCTACAATACAAAATGCAACAAGAAGAAAGCCAAAAAATACTTTTAGAGCAGTATTAAATACAATATCAACACCTTCCTGCATGTCCACTTGCTGAGATTTACGCTTTTCAATGTCGGATTCTGTTTTTTGAATTGTGCTTACTAAATCTCCAGGAGACATGTCTTTTGTTTTATCCAGGTCAGACTGAAACACTTCGCGTATAGATTTTTCTGGAACAGTTTCAACTATAGTATCTTTAAGTTTTAGTTCTTGTTGTGAAATATCTACAGTTGTTGCGCTTGAAGCCTGTTTAGTATACCATTTTGCATGTTCAGCAGCTACTGCAATTAATTTTTGAGCTTGTGCTTTATCAATACGTTTATCTGTTTGATATTGTTCGGCTAGAGTGGGAAGTGCTGTAATTACATTGTAATATTCACGTTTTGGTCTATCAAGTGTAGAAATACGTTTTATTTCAGCTGATTTTGAATCATAGTTTGCAAGAACTTCGCTGAAATTTGCATTTGGATATTTTTGCAACCAATCAAACCCCTTTTTAACTTCAGCCAAAATTGCCTGACCACTTTCGGGGGTTAGACGTTTTGTGTTTACATCTGTAGTTGTATTTGTTTGAACCTGCTGTAAATAATTCTGGTAATCTACACGGGCTTGACGCAGTTGTTTTATTTCATCTGGGCTTTGTTTTTGACCGCTGAAAAGGTTACCCATCCTACTGTGACGCTGAAAAGTTCGCTGGATTTTGGAACGCTGGATTTGAAACGGCTTAGACGCTAAAGTCTGTACCTGTTAGAACAGGGCGTACTATCCCTTTAGCGTGCATGTCAAAAGCAGCAGCCCCATCTAAACCTCACAAAAAGAAATATGACATGTTCCCATATGAAATTCTTATTTTTATTGAAAAGGGGGAAAATCCTGCACAGGTACGTGATACAACGCTCATGCTTTGCAAAGCCTATAGGGTTCCATCTGAAAAGATTTCATTATGTTTAGCTGAAAAGTCACAGGAGACTGAATTTCGCAGTCAACTTCTCCCAGGAACATTTGGAAAAGTATTCGCTGGATTTTCAGCTGTCCCTGAATTTTTCCAGTCTGGAACAATGCTAGTGTATATGGACTCTTGTATAACTGGGCTCTGGGAATACAGCGAAAATTCAGCAAAGAAAAAACAGCCATTGAAAAGTTTACACGCCCTTTTTCAATACGCATTTGCAGAATGTCAAAAATCAGGAGCCCTATTATGGGGAATTCGGCACATGAAGGAGACTACATATTTAGAGAACACTGTAGATTTACATTTAAAACAAATTCATAATACATTAAGTGGCTGTATTTTTACCAGCCTTGACGCTGGAATTCCAGCAGCCGCGGATATTGAACGTACAATCCTTTATTATAAACCTACGGGGATCGTGTTAACCCTGAATATGTTCGGTGTAGTATCGTGTCAAAAACAAAAATACACAGAAAGGTATATTAGACTTCTTGAATCTAAATATCCCGAATATATAACAATAGAACAACATGATAAAAAGATTAAAATCCGCCTATGGGACAAGCGTAAACATCGTCATAAAAAAGATGACGTATAACGGCAGATGAAAGTTGCGCTCTGTTTTTGGGGAATTTGTAGATCTACAGATCTGACAATACAAAGTATACAGACCTGTATTTTTCAACCCTTGAAAGATGCCGGAATTGATTATGATACATTTGTGCATACATATACACTCTATAAACCGTATTCAAATCTGCGAGCAAATGAAACAAATATTCAGCTGAAAAATAGTTTATGGAAATTATTAAATCCAACGGCTGTGCTTGTAGAAGACCAAGATGACGTGGACAAAAAATTAGATCTGAAAAAATATAGAACACACGGGAGTCCATGGTGTGAAGATATAAACACCTTCAATACATTGGATAATCATATTCGTGCGCTTTGGTCTTTAAAACAAGTAACATCATTGTGGGTACCTAATAAAAAAGAGTATATTACAGTTGTATATTTAAGACCAGATGTCCGGTTTTTAAAACCAATTGATATAGGGTGGTTAAGATGTATAAACGAATATAGTATACGAGTTCCAAATTTTCAACTCGTAGATGGTTGTAACGACCGATTCGCAATAGGGTGTCCATATGCAATGACTATATATGGAAACCGGTTTGACAATGCATGGGGATATTCCCTTGCAAAACCATTGCACAGTGAAACATTTTTAGCCCATGAATTATATAGACAAAATATCAATATTGAACACATACCCTTTAAATTCATACGGGTTCGTGCAGATGGGACATCTGCTAAAGCAGATATATTTACAGGGCAAATTTAATACCACCATATCCGGACTCCACCGTAAAAAAGTTGGTTGTTTCAGCGTAGACTAGCAACGTGTAAATATATGTAGAATTAACAGGTAAATCATAAGGATCTACATCAAGTTGAAACAAACGAATCCGACTTGCATTTACAGACCCACTTGGTTGATCTTGAGGACTTGTTAATGAAAAATTCACAGAGGGAAGATATTGCGATTCTGGCAGAGATGCACCAGATAACAAGCGAAATGGTTGCACCCGAGTAAAATAACTTATAGGTTTCTCCTCTTGAATTTCATTGCCATCTAAAAGTACACGCATGGACCGAATAATCTGTGGCTGTGTTCTGGGAATAAGTGGACCGGTTGCAAACATCATATTTTGAGGAATTGTAGCGCCCATTACACGCAGATGAGGACCGCGAGTTGAATTTACCCAATTTGTATAATTTGCAACCTGATTTCTATATGGATATGTGTCGCTTCGCCTTGGAACAAGCAATAAACGGGTAACTAAATTTGTCAGAGCTAAATCAAAGATTTCCCGTCTAAATAAAGTATCAAAATAAAAGGTTGTGACTTGATTGACAAGATAATTCAATGGCTGTGACGCAAATATTTTACGCTCTTCATCGGTTAAATATATATACGATGCTTCCAAGTGTGGATTAAAAAACCAACTGTTTGTTTGAGGGGGTGTATCTCCTATGTCAGTTAAAAATGCACGAATTTCACCAGAAGGGTCATAGTCGGCTACATACTCTGGCTGTCCAATATCCTTCGTTGGAGATGGAACGGCGACGCGAAACCCAGGACGTACGCGATTTCCAGACGGGTCAAGAATTGTATATAATTCCTGTATAGGTCGTAATGTTAATTGTATTTCACATTCATGATATTGAAGAGCTACGAGGGGGAGTGCTTTAGATATAGATTCCGAAAACCATAGAGGGAGCGGCACGTAGATTGTTTGACCAGGAATACTTGGGCGATTTACCTGCTGTTGCGTGGTTGTATCGCGAAATACAGACGGATATCCTTTCCCCAATTCACCACCTGCATACATTCCTTTTGAAGGGTCTGTAAGCTCTGGGGTTTCGCCGACAAGGTACCGAAACTTTTGAAATGTATCAGTATCCATATCAGCATGCGCTTTAGCAATAATATAATCAGAATCAAATTCTTGTACTTTATTTCCTCCCACGAAAAATGCAATATTGCTCAATATATGGGGTCCAATAAAATTATTCCACTGAAATTCATATTGTGCATCTCGTGATGAATTGCATTGTACCCATTTACTGTAAATGGGTGGAATGTCAAAAACAAATGTCATATCTGTAACGAGATCTGCGATGCGAGGTATTTTGGCTCGCAGACGAATCGGCTGATCAAAAAAAAGCTCATTTGGTCCCTCCAAAGGGATCGTAGCATTTTCCATTGAGAAGTGGGAAAACCGTTTAAAAACCTTATAAAAATATGTAAACTCTGGATTACCATTTAAAATAACATTTTGATTTCCATAGCTTACAAGTGCTAATAAACCACCACCGGGCATTGGTAGTCCTTCCTGTTAGACACTTTAGAGATGAATTTAGGTTCGTTTACGAACTATAAGAATAGGTCGTAAACGTATACTTTAGAGAAAGCACGTCTATGAGGCGTATTTTGTTACCCACCAGCTATCTTCCAAATAGGGGGGCGCGTCCGTAGCATTTGCATCTACCTTTTTGCTTGGTCCGACTGATGTTAATTCACGAATTTCAGTATAAGAAAGTGCATAGTTAAAATAAAACAGGTTGCTGAGATTACCTGCATAGGTTCCAAATACTTCAAATGGTGCATTTCCAATTGAGGGTGTCATTGCAGTTGATATAACCGGAGCACACGGATCGCTTCTGAATAGATAGAGGTTACCAAAGTTTTGATAAAACACCCCGCCATCCATATTTAGTTTCTTTGCAATATTGCCGTTTATATAAACCTCAATGGCGTTATTACGTGCAACAATAACAACATGTACCCATTTTTTAACAGGGATGTTTTCTACATCTACAAAGTTATTCCATGTCTTACTGCTGTTCATATACACACGAAGAGTGTTTGTATTGTTTTTTAAGAATACACCGGGTCCCATCAGAGGGTATGGTTTGGGATGTCCCTTGTGAAAAATGTGGAGCAGTCCATCTTGCTGTTTGAATGAACTTGGGTTTACCCACAGATAAAAACTATAGCTAAATTCTGCACCGCTGCGTTCATTGTCGGACAAGGGTAAAAGTTTATTGTTTGGACTGTTTGGATTTTGTTCAAACACATAGGGCTTGTTTTCAGCACTTACAGTAACATCTAAAAGTGTAACCCGGGTTCCAGTAACAGCCTTCATACTTTTGTAAATCATCTCAAATGACATTAATGTAATATATAATACGGTTGCCAGCACAAGCCCTAAAATCAACTGGGGCAATAAACCGGTCCCTACAATATAAGATAATGGTCCCGCTGCGTTCATTGTATTTACAGACCCGCTATTACTAAAGGAGTTCATCCCTATCTCTATCCTATGAGGAGAGTCTCTTTTCTCAATAGTTTTACAAACTACGCCCCGTAGCTTGTAAAATTAATTCATTTCTTATTGTATTATTTGCAGTTTAGCCCTAACCCGTTATATTTTGTTTCGGGTAATCAAAAGCCGCCACCGCTTTGGGATCAAACAGAGATGTTAAATAATCCAAGAACCCATATTGTGCCCCAGGACCCGCCATGTATAGGCGCCATATTTGTTCGGGATTCAATGCATAGTTGTATGCACTTACGTTGCTGACAAATCCGCCAAAACCATTATATTCACATACGCGGAGAGCCAGATTACTCTTATCAACCTTATAGGTTGCGGGGAGAATACAACTGCGGGCTAACTTGCCATCCATGTAGACATCAACGGTCTTTCCATTTAAACATACTGTTATCTGAACCCATTTTTGCATGTCTATGGAGGGGATATCGCAGGGGCGGCTTCCATTTAATAACCCGCTATCAGGTTGCACGGATGTAAACATAGTTTGTACGGATTTCATGGATAAATCGTCGGATGCATTCTGGGGATTTGGCGATGCACCGGCTGCAACTACACCATTGCCCGCGTCTTTCGTATGAACGCGAACAGATAGGGTGTTTTTGTAAGGACCCAAGAAGACTGCAAGTGTTAAATAGGAACTTCCGCCAAGGCTGAATACATGTTTGTTAAGACCGCGGCGGATGGAATAATCGTTAATATATACCCATCCATTAATGGCATATTCACCACCTTCATACATTGCCGGAAGATCAGTCGCCGTGGTTATATATGGTTTATCCGGGCGCGCATCTTTAATACTATTAAGCACTTGCTTCCCTTCCAATCCACTAGGACCAAATAACCACCTATATAAATAATACAATACTACAAGTGCAAGAATAGGAAACACAATAGTGCCTATCATTCCAGCACCAGGAAGACGCTGTTCTACACTGTTCATCTGACTGACCTCTCTGTGTAATTGTTAGAAATGATTATGCGTATGGCGTCTGCCATGTTTTCAAAGGGTTTCCAGTTGGAGCTTGTGACGTACTAAAACAAAAGAGTCCATTGGGGCAGCCCAAGTTAGAAACAAGTCCCGCAAAATTCAAAGGCTTGTAGGGCTCATATCTTGTATTTGATGTATCTGCCAACTCACGCTGTATTTCCTCCAATTTCATCGGTGTCGGAGCAATCATTGGCAGCGCAAACTCTCCGCGAAGTTTTGAATCGCCGATAGTTAATTGTGAAGAATTTACAATAGGAAAATATTGTGTGCGCTGACTTGCAACATGCTGACCATTATATACAATTGTAAATCGTCTACCTTCACGAACAATACACAGATGCACCCATTTTTGTTCAGGAAACATAGGTACAGGTATTTCTTCAGGCTCTGTTAAATTACCCTGGGTTTTTACCAATAGACGGGTCTTCGGAGGGGAACTAGCGCCTCCTGGTAATATTTGAAACTGTAAAGCGCTACCCATTGAAACCAACGTTATAGGTTCTTGCACATTTCCAACAAGTGGAGTTTTACTATTGGCTGCATTAAAGATATAGACAGAAAAGGTAGACCCAGGTGGGGATAAAAATCCATCACGAACATCGGAGGAAGATCCAATTTTCATCCCACCATTCAAAGAGCCAACTCTCGGGGTCAACCCTTTCATGACCGCGGGGCGGACTGTACTAAGAACTGTGTATGTAATTAATGTGGCTAGACCAACAAGTATCAATATGCCTATAAATAGGGATGTTGTATCCATTCTCTATTTGTAGGCAGTATTATGACAAATTAGGCTACACAGCTGTCAGGAAATGGTTTGCGACCAAAATCCTCTGCAGCCCCATACGATCTAAATTCGGAAGGGGATAATGGTCTATTCCACAAACGAAGATTACGAACACGTGCGGTGGCTGATAAAATGGTGTCACTTGGAGGCTGAATCTGTCCAACGACTGCACGAATAGCGTTTGTAAAGGCTTTACTTTTAACCAAATATCCATTCAAATATACCTCAAGAACTTTAGAACCCACCATGACGCCAACACGTACAGATTTTCCAACGGGTATATTTGGAATCATAATAGTTTCAAGTGTTGCAGTACCATTCAGTGTTTGTGTTTGAATTGCAATATTCAAATCATTTGTCATTCGGTCAAGATATAAAATAAGATTAAATGCACTTGCAAATGATAATATTGTATCACGATCCGTATATTGTGCTGGAGGAGTTAAAAGCGCACCCCTTGTAAATAATACACGGGGAAAATTTGTATTTGCAGTAGGATTGTCAACCTGTATATCCAACATCATACTATAATTTTGCGTATTTGTTCCCAATACAGTTTCGGTGTCTTTTAATATTGTAAGATCAGCCTCCTTTTTCCAATATAGCACCGAATCATCCGATCCGGGTACTGGAATATATCCTCGTCCACCAGGTGTGGTCTTAAAAATAGGTGTAACTGTAAAATGTACAAGCGTCAGTAATAAAAGAATTATGATAGTTAATACAATAAAATAATATAAATATTGTGTTACACCTGTATTCACGCCTGTTTCAAGTGCATATGTCCCAAATACATTTGCATTTTTTGCAAACATACTATTCATCCTACTCTAGATTTATTTGTTTAATCTTTTGTAAACCAATATATCGCCGCCCCCGTAAGTGCTGCAATTCCAAGTGCTGCGCCGCCATATTTAGCAGCCATTTTGAAATAATGACTTTGTACATCTTCAGGTGTCCATACGGGAGAACGTCCCAACTCCCCCAATTTATGATAAAATGCAATCGCATCTGCTTCGGTATATTGTGGTTTTCCAAGATCTTTATTCACCAAATTGTGCATATCAACTGTCCATTTGAATAAATCCTTTCGTGTATCAAGACTCGGCGTGATTGGCATTTCCTTCAAATGATCGGCATAGTGAAGTTTGCAGGTTGGACACGGTATTAAATGTGTAAAACTTTCAAAGAACTCTTTTGCGGCTCGTTTCTCGGCATAGGATGGCTCTATAGGATATCCCAATGCTACTAAATGCATTGTATGCCAAAAAAAGGGACCCCATGTACTCGGAGGAATACGACCGGGCATTCTCTATTGAATCATCATCTTCTCTTATATGTGCTAGCGCGGTGTAAAGGGTTCGTTTGTATAGTTATATAGGAGATGGCATCTGCGTTTGCAAACCAGTATGTACATAATACAAAACATAAAATAAATACATGCTGTAATTGTGGATTGCAAGGGCACCACTATAAATATTGCACAGAACCAATTACAAGTTATGGCATAATTGCATTTCGGATTCCTGATGATGCGCTACATATGCAGCCAAACGATATTGGATATGGCGCAGACAGATATATTCCTCCTAATCTTGAATATCTTATGGTTCAGCGACGCGATAGTATTGGGTTTATTGAATTGCTTCGTGCAAAATATAAATTGACAGATATTCCCTATATTCAAGAACAAATTGATGGAACGACGCCAGCAGAACGGCATGCATTGCTTACAAAACCATTTGACGAGCTATGGACGTCTCTATGGGGCGGATCTACATTTCCCGAAAATAAACAATATCGTCAAGAATATGAAATTGCAAAGCAAAAATTTGAAACATTTGTTGAAGGGTATACATATAATGGACTTCAGGTATCATTGCAGTCTTTGATTGAAGCCACACCGGTGTATTATCATACACCAGAGTGGGGATTTCCAAAAGGGCGTAGAAATGTAAATGAGCCTAATTATAAATGCGCGGTTCGTGAATTTATAGAAGAAACTGGATTAAAAATGTCCGATATTCATATGTTGGAAAATATTGAACCCATTACCGAAACATTTTGTGGAAATAATAACATTCATTATAAACATGTATATTATATTGCATACATACCAAGCCATATACAGGTTAATTTACAATACACAAATGAACATATGATGAGAGAAATTGGAGATATTAAATGGGTTTCATTAGAGTCTGCCCGAGACTTGATTCGTCCAACAAATCCACAAAAGAAGGAAGTTTTAGAAAAAGTATCTGCACTTTTACATATACTCTGTCCACTGTTTATTGGTCCAATGACAGCGTGTTATGTGTCTCAAACAGAACCGTATACAGTAAATAGGAGTAATGAATCGGCGGCTGCAAACACAAGAATCACAAATCCCTGGGGAAAACTCCAATCAGGGTCAACCGGCTCCGCAGACTTTGACAGTTAAAAAAAAATCAAAATATCCAAGAACACCCGATGAATACTATAAACTTTTAGAAACGGATGGATTCTATCCAGATATTGATGACCCCAATTTTGTCGCCCGCCTTTTAACAAAATATGAATTTGCAGATACAATGAGCTCACCTGAAGAATCCATTAATGCATGCGATTCAAATTATGGATTTGAGATATCACCGGTTCAACGATTTGTAGCAAACTTCTTACATCCCGGAACTCCGTATATGGGAGCACTCTTATATCACGGCGTTGGTGTAGGCAAAACATGTGCGGCTATTCAATCTGCTGAAGCCTACTTGGATTCTTTTCCAAATCGCAAAATATTCATCGTATGCCCGAGTGCAATTCGGCAAGGATTTAGAAAAACTATATTTGATTTTAGCAGTCGCGGTCTAGTGATTGGAAAAGGGTCAGCGCCAAATTCTGGTCGCGGATGTACTGGAAATACATATCTTCATTTAACCGGTTGTTTATTTGAAAGAGATATAGATGTGATCCGATCAAAAATCAACACAGCCATCAACAAGCGCTATGAATTCTTTGGATATGTAGAACTTCGCAACTACATTCGTAAAATAATGAGCAATGGATCTACAGAAGTAGAACGTGCGTATGAACTTCGAAAAATCTTTAATTATCGCATGATTATTATAGACGAAGCTCACAACTTACCAAACTATAAAGAGGATCAATTTGACGAAGATGAATCAAATACAAATACCGATAATGATACTGAAGAAAATGAAGGGGGTGAAAGTACTATTGCACCATTAACTGAAAAGGCGGAAGGTGCAACATTAACACCCTATTTAGAACAGGTCTTGATAAATACAGAGGGCATTAAACTATTACTCATGACTGCAACACCCATGTATAACAATGTATTTGAAATTTATACACTTCTTAATTTACTTTTATTAAATGATAAGAAACCAATCCTTAAAAAAGAAAGTATATTAACTCCAAATGGCGATCTGGCTGAAGGAGCCGATAAAGTGTTAAAACCAATTGCAAACGCATATGTAAGTTTTATGCGCGGTGAAAATCCATATGCATTCCCAATTCGTCTATATCCTGAAGGAACTGACCCCAACGGGCAATCTGTATCACGTTTGACGCCAGAACAGTACCCAGAATATGAACTCGGTCCTGCAGATGACATAAAAATACCCGATGATCAGAAACAAAATATGTCTAAACTTCCTATTGTATTAAGTGTTGCAAAATCAGATTCGTCATTTAAAACAATCCTAAAACAAAGCATTGCAAATAAATCAAGACGTGATGTTGGTGGATTAAGCGGCAACAATGTAAATTATCTTTTACAAGCTGGAAATATAGTATTTCCAGTTAAAGATGAAGCATATGATGCATCACGTCCACAACTTTATGTTGGAGCGAATGGATTTTTAAGCACATTTGAAAAACAAAAGACAACTATAAAATCTAAAATTGACTCTTCATGGCTTATTAATGATGATGAACATTTAGAATTATATTCTCCTAAACTGGCGACTATATTGCGGTATGTTAAACATGCAGAAGGTGTTGAATTCATATTTAGTCAATTTATTTCATCAGGTGCACTAATAACTGCTATTGCACTTGAGGCGAATGGTTACATACCATACGGAAGATCACCTATTTTGGTTAACCCCCCTATGACCAAATTAGGCGGTCAATGTGCATTATGTTCCAATCGTAAATCTCAGCACGAAGGACAAGATCATGAATTTAAACAAGCCCGTTATGGATTGTTAACTGGAGATAAGCAATGGTCACCGAAACTAGAAGACATTATTTCCGCAGCAGTATCTCCAGATAATAAAGATGGGAGTATCATTAAAGTAATTGTTGGCTCAAAGGTTGCATCCGAAGGTATTGATTTGAAATATATACGCGAAGTCCATATATTGGATGCATGGTGGCACATGAACAGGATTGAACAAATTATTGGTCGCGGTATCCGATTTTGTAGCCATGCAGCATTGGATGAAGAAAAACGCAATACAACCGTATTTTTGCACGTAATACAGCTTGAACAGACAAATACAATGGAAAGTGCAGATTTATTTTGTTATAGAAGGGGTATGCTAAAGGAGGTTAAAAAAGGAAAAGTAAGCCGTCTATTAAAGGTGTTTGCAGTTGATTGCAATCTACGAAAAGATGTTACGATTTTAAAGAGACTAGGGTATCGTAAACAAGTGGATAGTCAAGGGCAGCCGCGCAACGGTGCAAAAGGAGAAGTTCAAGAAGAGGGCGAAGGAATTGCATTGGAGGATATGCCTTTTTCGGCGGTATGCGATTGGATGGATACATGTGAGCCCGTTCGTTGCGATCCAGAGATTCCTATTCAATTAACTGCAAGCGATGATTCAACGTATACTGCATTTAGTGCAAAATTCCGCGAGACAGCTATATTAAAAGTACTTGCTGCGTTGTTCACAGAACAATCATGGTATCAACAAGTAGAACTTATTCAAAATTTGGTACAACGTGGAATTCCTCGCACTGCGGTAGATATTGTATTACAGGAAATTGTAAATAATCGCCTATATAGATTTAAATCTGGTGGACAGGAAGGGTATATCATATATAAAAATAATTATTTTTTATTTCAGCCAGATTCATATAAAAGTTTAGAAATTCCAATGGCATTGCGTATTGGATTGTTTCCTGTCAAACGCGACCACTATATGCCTGCTGAAATGAAACCAAGCGCTGTAGCCGCACCCCTTTTAAAAGAGGAAATAAAACAGAATAGGGGTGCAAGTTTAACTACATCAGAAACCTTTTGGAATACAGCCGATGAATGGATACAAGGAGTTGGGAATGGAACGCAAAAATCAATTAGCCTTGAATTAGAACGCGAAATTGAATTATTGACAGCAACCCTCCCTGCATTAAAACCCATCTTTATTGAAAAACTCAAAACAATCCTTTATTTAAAAACAAAAATCCCCATTGAACACAATGATATATTCAAGAGTATTTGTTTAGATTTTATTTGGGATGAATTTTTACATCCTTCCGTTCAAATAACACTGTTATTTAATCAACCCACCATCCATGCAGGTCGTGAACAAATCCTACAAGGGACAATTATGCGGGCAGTTCGGTACATTGATCCCAAAACAAATGAAATGAACTATATGTGTAAAGATGGAAAAGAATGCGACCCAGATATTGCGGAAGCCCTTGTTGAAAGTGCAAAAGAAAAGGGCGACACTTTGTATGACCGAAAAGTAGATAATAAACATGCTGGTAATTTTTATGGATTTTTAGCCCCCAAAAAGGGTGATAAACTTGTCTTTAAAACACAGGACGCATTGCCACAAGGTAGTAAGATTGATAAAGGTAAAGAATGCGCCATTGTATCCAAGGGTCACTCCTTTGAAAAATTAATTGCGTTAGGAACCATCTTGGCTACTGCCGGTAAACCGACGCTGGATTTAGACGCAGGACATCTAGCCTCTGTCAGTCATATACTTGATAATTCTACAAAAGGATGTACATTATTGGATTTAGTATTGCGATATATGGATGCATTACGCATTAAAGATCGGCGCTGGTTTTTTAGACCGATCGCTACATATATAGCTGGATTACGCGGCATTGTTATTGCAAAAGAAACAAAGGCGAAAAAAGTGGCTGTTGCGAAAGAGAATGTAAAACAAGTGGCAAATGTAATTCAAGCTCCTAAACCTAAAAGGAAACTTGTTGTAGCCGCACCCGCACCCGCACCCGCACCAGCTCCAGCTCCAGTACCCGCACCCGCACCCGCACCCGCACCCGCACCAGCTCCAGTACCCGCACCCGCACCCGCACCAGCACCAGCACCAGCACCTGCTCCAGTCCCAGCCCCAGCCCCAGCCCCAGCACCAGCACCAGCACCAGCACCAGCACCTGTTGAAGATGAAGAAGAGGAAGAAGAGTTTGCAAATGAATTCTAGGTGGTCTAAAAAATTGACACTATCTATTCCATATATCTAAAGTAGAACTATGGAACAGATTGCACTATTTGAAGAAAAGGTGTATCTAACCCCTAAAGATATGAATCAAATTGGGTCTCAAACAATTGATTCTATCCTGTCTTCCCATCTCAAATCAAAATTGGAAAATAAATGCAGTCGCCATGGCTTTGTAATTCCAAATTCACTTGAGATTCTATCAAGAAGTATGGGGCAGATTGAAAATGGCAAATATACTGGGAATATTGTCTTTCATATTCAAGCACAAGGACGTGTCTATAATCCGGCAAATGGTACACGAATTGTTGGGCGAATCCTCAAGAAAAATAAAATGGGTATTTACATGATTTATAAAAATGCAATCCGCATCCTTGTACCCCGCGATCTTCATATTGGAAATGAAGATTTTGAAGCACTTCAACCACAAGACACTATTGAGGTAGAAATTCGTAAATCCAGATTTCAAATGAACGACCCCTATATTCTGAGTGTAGCGGTCTTTGTGGGGCGCTTTGGTGTAAACATCGCTGCTATTAAAAATCCCGAACCTAAAGTTGTGAATGCACTGCCCCCACCCGATACGCCCACAGAAGAAAATGACAAGGATGAGACCAACGAAGAAGATACTGAACTGGCTCAAGAAAGTCAAATAAAGGGGTCAAATGACCTTCTTGGTGAAGTGCTCTAAAAGCGTAAAAAATACGCCTTAAATCACATACATCTTGTGTAGAAATGTCATCTCCGGTCTTGAATAAAGAAGAATATGAACAGCGCAAAAATTTCCTAGAAGAATTAAAACGTCTAACACGCGATCAGTATGAGGAAATTTTTCGTATTATAAAACGCAATGACGTATACTACTCCGAAAACAGTAACGGAATATTTTTTGATGTTTCACAGCTTTCAGCCGATGTTTTTAAACAATTAGAAATTTATATTGAACTTTCTAGGGTGCAAACTAAATCTGAAGAAGATAGAACATCAGAATTAAATGTTTTAAGAAATGAAACAAGGTCCAAAATTGGAACCTAAGGAACTTTCGCATAGACTAAGTAATATGACATCATCTATGTCCACTCTTACTTGGACACAGATTCAAACTTGGTTTGACAAAAATACGCACAAACATAAATGTGTCCCGCCTTATATCTCAAGTAAAGACTCTGTTGAAGGTCCTATGTCTAAGACAGACGATTATGGCTGGAATACCACCCCAGCAGGTCCCTGTACACCCCTATCTGCAATTCTTATCGCACAAGACACCATGTATAGTGCCAGCCCCGAATCCATGCGACATTCACTTCTTCGCGATGAAACCACCGACCTGCAAGAAAAAGCGGTTCTACATCTAAAAGGTCGTGCATGGCCTGTTCGTAGAACTTCAGAGGGAATTGCAGCGTGTGGTCTTGAAGAGGGTCGTGCATCTAATTGGTCTGACATTGGATGGCGCGCTCTTTGCGCTCTTCGTGAGTGCCAACTCATTATTGTAAATGAAGAGAAGAAACAGATCCATTTTTTTCCAGAAGACGTATCCGTCTGGTCCGAGAATACTGAGACATTTTGTGTTGATCATGAATGTCGCTTTGTATCTACAAACACAAATGCATCCTCAATTCTATCCATGTGGCTTTCAAAAAAAGAAGGTGATGGTTGGGCAATTCAATGGGCTGCAGCAGAGGGAACAATGGAACAGCTCAAAACTGAACTTGCAACTTATAATGAAACTCTAACTTCAAAATGTACAAAGGATGTGCTAACTAAAAAAGTGGGTCGTGCAAAATCTATTCACATACTTTCTAGTTGGAACCATTCAAAATAATATAAACATTTTTTTGACTCTCTAGGTATTAGCATTCAGAGTCAAAAAATTGAGGATGAAAGTCCAAGTCAAAGCTGGTACCTATCAATAGAGAGAGAATGGAACTATTCTCTGAAGAGGTGTCGCAGATAAAGACACTATTATCCGATTGGACTCTTCACCCCGATGTTGAAGTAGAGGCGACATTTGGCGTAAAGGGTCAAGTGGATATGCAGACCTTTCTCCGTGTCGTCTCGCGCCTCAAAGCAAAGGGATATGAAGCAATCAGTCAAGAAGACCGTTTGACTATCAAGACAAATGATGATATCCGGTTTACTCTTAAAAATTCAGGTATAATTGCGCAATACTGCCGAGATAACCGTATTGAAGATAAACCATTTGTAGCCGTCATTAAAGATAATAAAATTACAGCCGATCATCACCGTGCAGCTACGATTGATCTTCGGAGTTATGATGTTCGTATTAAAGGGCGTCGTGAAGTTATTCTAGCAGAGGATGACCCCCGTGTAAAGCAAACTATTGAGCCTACTGCATGGGCGAGAAAACTCAAACACTTTCGCCTTATTCGTCGCTGGACATTTAAACTTCCTGGACTCAAGTTTGATTTGAGCGCAGTCCGTTCTTCCCCGCCAAAAGATCGCCAAGATGCGCTACGAGACTCCCCTCTGGCAAATCGCCCTGACCGTTTCTTGGATAGTCGGATTATGTCTTTCCCGCCAACTTATGAACTAGAAGTGGAACTTGATCGTGGAAGTCTTGGAGATAAGGATGCATATACTGTGCTTATGAAGGGTGTTGGTGAAATGCTTCGCGGTATTCAAGGAAATTCTATTCTAATTTCAAAAATTACCAAGGAAGATGTTCTTAAACAATATGAGGAATGCACAAAAACAACAAAGTTTCGCGGTGTCAAGCCGTCTACATTGGAATACAAAAACATGACAAGTCTTCGTGAACCCGATGACGTAGAGCCAAATATTCGTGATAATTACAATGTCACAGATAAAGCCGATGGTTTGCGCGTACATGCATTTTGTAACAAAGAGGGTGAACTCTTCATGATTGATATGGCAATGAATGTATATAAAACAGGTCTGAAGAATCCCAAATGTAAAATGTCACTTCTAGATGGCGAATATGTTACACAGACAAAGACGGGGAAGGCAACTCAAGACCTTCTCCTCTTTGATGTCTATTATGAATCCGAATGTAAAGATATAACGAAAAAACCATTCAAATCCGATGATGATAACTGTCGCTATTATGATATGAATCATTGGTTTAATGAATGGAGTAGTGATGGTGGTCCGACAAAACTAATGGCAAGTGCAGGTTTAATGGTATCTATTAAAAATTTCTACTTTGCCGATTCTATCAATAGCATCTTTGATAGAGCAGGTCTTGTGCTTCAACAAAATCAACTGAGCACATACACCACAGATGGTCTTATCTTCACACCCAATACACTTCCGTTGCCGTCTGATCCTGGGGCTGGATTTCCTGAACAATTTAAATGGAAACCAGTTGAGGATAATACAATTGACTTTCTAGTTGTAACGGAAAAAGATAAGACTGATCCTGAAAAAGATCTGGTTCATATGGGAATTCACCCTACAACTGATGCATCCATTGAATATAAGACGCTATTCCTGCTTGTTGGCAGCCGTGAAGATCCTGCATTTCGCAATCCTCGCGAAACAATCCTATACAAGAAACCGATTATGGATCCACGCAGAGACCAAAAAGGTCCTCGTATTTACAGCGCAGTACCCTTTATTCCTCGTGAATATCCTGATGCAAACGCCGCTATTTGCAATATGATTGTACATCGCGATCCCAAGACAAGTGAACTTTATATGAAGACAGAACGTACAGAAGAACCCATTCGTGATATGAGTATCGTAGAAATGCGATATGTTGCTGCAAACCCTCCTGGCTGGCGCTGGATTCCTATTCGTGTTCGCTCTGATAAAACAGATCGTCTATTGGGTGGGCGTGGTGGAAAACAAGACCTTCAACAGCTCGCCAAGTCTCGTCAACTCATGGGTACACTAAACTCTGAAAAAACGGCTGAAAATGTGTGGAATAGTATTCATAATCCAGTAACAGAACATATGATTTCCACGGGAAGTGAAGCGCCAACAGATGAAGAGAAATTTGAACTGAATATTCAAGAAAGAACAGTGACCTCTAAATATTATGAAAAGAAGGAAGATAGGGACGACAAACGTCATGTACAAGAACTCTTAAACTTTCATAATAAATATATTAAGGATATGATTCTATATCCTTCTATTCAAAAGAATTCACCTAATCCAGTATTGATTGATGTGGCAGTTGGACGAGCAAATGATCTACATAAGTGGCGGCGCATTGGAGCCAAGTTTGTTCTTGGCGTGGATAAAACTGGTGACTGCTGTATGGATCATTTAGATGGAGGATATTATCGCCTTCTGAATACAATGGTAGAGGCTCAAAAACGCAAAGATCCTCTTCCTATTCCGCCTATGGTCTTTGTGATTGGTGATAGCAGCCTTCGTTATCAAGATGGGTCCGCTGGCGAAAATGACACAGAGGCTGATATGCTCCGTGCAATTATTGGACATATTCCGCCCATTGGTCCCGTTCCCCCATATGTATCTGATTCCGCTGTCGCAGGACGTCTTCGTGACAAGGCGGATGCCATGACATGTATGTTTGCAATGCATTACTTCTTTGAAAACGAACAAAAACTAAACGGTCTTCTCCAGAATATCGCAGATAATCTCAAGATTGGCGGATACTTTCTAGGAACAAACTTTGATGGACGAGCCATCTTCAATCTTCTTCGTAAGACTGAGAAGGGAGAAACAAAAGCTGGTAAACTTGATGATGGCACTGCAATCTGGGAAATTACAAAGGAGTATGAATCAGATCCAACAGATGACTTTAGCGTAGACGATTCTGCATTTGGAAAAGCCATTGATGTGAAATTTATCAGCATCGGTCTTAAACATAGAGAATATCTAGTTCCTTGGGAACTTCTTGTTGCTAAAATGAAGACTATTGGCTGTGAACTTTGTAATGAGGAAGAACTTGCAAAATTGGGGCTAAAAAACTCAAGTGCAATGTACTCTGTAAGTCATGATATGGCAATTAAAAATTACAAATATAAATCCCTATTTGCAATGAATCCTCAAGCCAAAGAATATAGTTTCTTCCACCGTTGGTATATCTTCAAGCGGACGAGTCTGGGTTCTGGTGAAATAGGAAAAGTAACCGAGAGGATTAGTTTGGATGAAACTGAATCGCCCGTATCTGAATCTGTATTAGAAGGTACTCCCATTGCAGCTTCCACCGTTGCTCCTGCAGTGACCATGGCTGCTGTACCATCTGATCGCAGTGCATATGAACTCAGCCAAAGTATTCAACAAGCGGCTTCAACTGGTGAAAATATGTCCGCGGCTCTGAACCAAGAAAAGGTGGCTAAAACGATGAAAGAACAACTAGATGCAGCATTTGCAACCGGAAATGTAGAAATACTTGAGAAGCTAGACAGACATGCCACACAACTGCTAGCTAACCAAAATCAGGGCAGCACAGTTACACGGGGCGGACCTCCTGGTGCAACCGCGCAAGCCTTTGTATCCAGATTTAATCTCAAGCCTAAATTAACGGTACCTGTTCAAACACCCCCTGAACTTACACGCAAGCGCAATCTTACCGTGCAAACTGTTCTCAAATTTAATGAGAAATCTCCTGAATTATTTGCCAATCTTGAACTTCCTGCTGAAATTGCATCTTATGCAGGGCGCCATCTGTCCCCTAATGCGCCATTCCCCATTCAAGATCCCGCCGCAGCAATGGAATTCCCTATTGAATATCCAAGTATCCTTCACTTTCTTGCAGGAAAAATGGTTCAATATGCAACTGCAATTCCTGCAGATTATGAATTCTTTACAAGCAAAGGAAAGATTCATACGGAGTGGAATGCAGCTCGCCAAGCCGCGCGCGGTGCAAATATGAAAATCACGGCTGAAACACAACGCGATCTTCTCTTAAAAGAAACAGAAGCAGTTGAAAAACAGATGATTGAAATCCAAAAGGATCCCAAATACGCATTTAATTCTGCAAAATGGCAAAGTCAACAGATTGATATGCTACAAGTCGCTATCAATCAACGACTCCAGTCAGATAAACGATTCTGCGCCATCCTTGCAAAAGCAACTGAAGAGAAAAAATATCTCCTGTATACATCTGAAAATAAAAATCTTGGAGGTATATACAACTCTAAATCACGCCGTGTTGATGGTGTCAACCTCTATGGAACTACAATCATGGATATTATCAAACTAAATCCTCAAATCCTTGAAGATTGCATGGCTCCACAGGTTGAATCTAAAATTCCATTTGAAATGGTAGATTAAACTAGCAGAAGCTTAAATGGAAACCGCGTTTATATATATAAGTAATATAACATAAGTAAATGCACGCTCTTGCGAGAACATTTCTGGCGGCTTTTCTAGCCTATTCTTCGCACTATATGTTTACCAAGACATATGCTTGGATGTGCATTCCAGATGGCATTAATGGATTTTTTACTGGCATGATGTATACTGGAAGTCCAGTATGTGCTGGGATTTTAAATGTAATGTCACATAGTCACGTTACATTTACTACTGTTGTCGTTACAAGCATTTCCAGACTTTTAGTTGATACCCTAGATGGATTTAGCAAAACACGTAAAGAAGAGGAGTAGTATCTATATAGATTAAGACTAGTATGCCTAAAAACCCACTGGCGTGGCAAGAACTTGCCAGAAAAAATCGCCATACTCGCGATTTGTCTATTGAATTTGATGAACCCACGCATCGCTATACTGTAAATGGAACCTCTAATGGCTGGATTAGTTGTACTGGGTTTTTACATGTGTTTTTCCCCCACTTTGATCCTGACATGACTATTAAAAAAATGATGCGATCAAAGAATTGGACAAGTAGCAAATATTACGGAATGACCGCCGAGGAAATTAAATCTCAGTGGAATGCATCTGGAAAAGAGGCGTCTGAAGCTGGAACTGCCATGCATTTAGGAATTGAAATGCACCATAACGGTCATGAAGAACTTGTAGACTCCAGTGTAAAAGAAACCAAAGAATGGAAATATTTTATGAAGTATTGGAATGATTGTGGAAATGACCTTGTGCCGTATAGAACAGAGTGGGAGGTTTGGTCTGAAGAACATAAACTTGCTGGGTCTATTGATATGGTCTATTATCGCAAGTCAGATGGAAAATATGTGATATATGACTGGAAACGCAGCAAGGATATCAAAACTGAAAACCAATTTGAAACTGGTTATGCGCCCGTTGATCACCTGCCCAATACAAACTATTGGCACTATACGCTGCAGCTGAATGTATACAAATGGTTTTTGGAGACATTTTATGGTCTTGAAATTGCAGACCTATATTTGATTATTTTACATCCAGACAATGGCAATTACAAGCGCCTTCGTTTGAATATGTTAGAAGATGAAGTAAAAGCCATGTTGGACTGTCGTCTTCGCGCCATCCGTCAAGGCTCTAAAAGTAATGTGCTACTTCCAATGCCCAAATACGAAGACGAGGATGAAACTGTATCGTCAAAAGATCCAGTATGCCTATTTGTAGAGGATCCCTAGTCTACATTTTCAGCATATTGAAGTTGCTGTGGCGGTGGCGGTGGTGAATTACGGTTCAGTCCAGGAGTTGGGCTATTATTAGAATTAGAATTAGAATTACTATATTCAGTTAATTTTAGTACTGGTTTTTTACGTCTTATAAACGCCATAGGCTCTATAGAGTTGAGCAATGCGCCTTTCAAATACATGGATGGTATGACATCCGAAACATCATCCTGTTTAACAAGAATAGCAGGTCCCTGATCAAAGTCTGGTATAACCACATATGCGCCAGATTTAGCAATTGGTAAACTTTCATCCACGCGACCCAGTGGGATGATCGGTGCCTGCTGCAATTGTATTTGAATTACAGGTACTTTATATTTTCCAGAAATTTCCAGCAATGTTTGGGATGTTAAATCCACATTACTGGTACCCCTTTTAGCCGTTTGAGGCATTCCAAAATAACGGCGTATAGCATCTACGCGTGAACCGCTTGGGTTTCCAATTACCTCTACTGCAAGTTCTTTTGCTAATTTTTCAGGTAAGAGCGCAGCTAATTGATCCGGCACTGGATACAATCTGCGACCCATTTTGAGCTCCTCCAATTCATCTTCTGAAACGTTGCTTCTACTAAACTCCTCATAATATTCTGGATTCTCCAAACTTTCCTGAGATTCGCCTCGCAATAAATCATACCACGCAGGTGTATTTTCAGGTAAAATCCACTGTGTTCCAATATGTATATTTGTAGCAGGTATCTCAATACGGCGCACACCATTTGTCAAGAGTTCTTGACGTTTTATAGGAAGACGAATTAATTCATCCAACAACCGATCTACAAAATATTTTGCAGCTGGCATTTCGCGTACAACTGGATTTGAGGCGATTGAAATTTGTCTAGGCGCGTGTATTTTACATTGATCCTCAACTTCATCAAATATGCACGCGCCACTGCATTTATCCTTTTTAACATGAATACAATCTTTTTTCAATAATACATTTTGGATATCAATATCCGCATCATCCATCACAAACCAACTTTCCAATGTAGGTCCAATACGTTTACGAAGCTCTTGCATTTTTTCAACTTTTGAATATATTGGACCCAGGTTTGCTTGCGCGCCTTTCATCGGTTTATATTGAATTATACCCTCTATTATTTTTCGTAGTTCAGATGTATCTTCTGATGAAATCCATTTACTAAATGACAGCCGAAAATGCTCATATAGAATATTTGCTTGTTTTCGTTTCAAAATAAACGACGATTCATCTAATAGGGGTTCTTTAGTGCCATTTACATGTTTTATAATTTCATTATTAATCAAATATTCAAACTGGAATCCCCCATCTCTTGTAATTCGTTTTGCGGTTGCATCCTCTATTAATTCAGCTGGAATTTGCACTTCTCCTCCAGGACGTATAGTTGTACATGGCAGTACAATCGTTGCATATGCATCAGGTCCACCAAGCTCAAATGCAACCACATTTTTATCAATTGCCAAAAACGTGTGAATTTTATAAACACTACTCAATGGGTATAATAATGGAGATACTATTTTCTCATAACATTCATATGTATCATTTGCAGGGGCAAGATCTATACTTGGAATACCTAAATGAATTTGCATCCCAGTGTTTGTATACGATGTATTTCCATCATCTACAACTGGAACGAGTATATAGTTTGATTTCCCGTTGGGGTTTTGAAGTGTAATTGCAACAACATGATTATACATATCACGAACAATTCCTGACGGCTTGTAGTCTTGAAGCATATTCAGTGCACGTGTTAAAGGGACAAGTGCACGCGCATCTACTTCACTTTGAAATGTAAAGGCGCCGCGATATGCAGATGCACATTTATATAAAAATTCATCTTGATAACGATTCTTTACAATCGTAGGAAATCCTGGATTTTCCATCATACCTTGTGATACTGTATAATATACTTCTGATTTTGCAGTTCCATATGGGTTTAATTTATGAAGATAAATTAAGGGTTCCCAAATTTTTGAGTCACTATACGTTAAAAAGCCAACAGTATTATTTGAATATCTGTCCATATCAAATCCCATCATTGGACATAATACTTCCACCGGTGTATTTATAATCGCAGGATCGCCCTTATAATGAAGTGTCAAAAGCGTTATACCATAGGGGGTTAAAAGTCCAGGTTCTGCAAATACATGTACAAAATGGCGCAACTGTTTTCTCCTATAGTCATCTTTTATATACGCAATAAAGTTATGATATGCGTTGTAAAAACGATTAATTTCAAACATTGTTTTAGTCATGTTTCTTACACGCAGAAAGTTTTGCGCCCACGCGGTCAATATGGGTGCAGGAACATCCTTTTGCTTTGGATTGAAAAATTCCAACACTAAATTTCCGAAATTTAAATTTATAAAAATACGAGGTGTAATACGATTTACAAGGTAATCTTGAACTGCACGTATCGTATTCATACCTAACATGGGGGCAATAGCTGCGAAAAGGCTGTTATTGATATATGATACCTTGTTATTTACACCGATTCTGAAAAATCCATGCGCGGTTGGTAAAAACTCCTGTTTAATAGCAACACGTGAAACCATAGATTGTGAATTTTGACCAAAGAATGCATCCAGAGATTGAGATAAAAGCCCTACCTTGCCAGAATCCAGCGGATATTTTTCTGTTCCTAATATATACTCCTTTGCAATTTTCCAGCGAATTAAATCATACGGCACGTCAAGCTGCTCACGCACGGCTAAACTCTCTTGTAATTCAGCTGATTTTTTTGCATCTTCTTCGCCCCTTTCTTGCAAGGCTTGATCAATTGCTTGCGGTGGCTGAGATGGTGCTGTGCGCATCCTATCAAACCGAGGGTCTTCCCAAAGTATAGGTTTTTTTAATGAATTATCTACAACAAAACAACAAGGCAGCTCATATTTTTCTGGATGTTCAGGATTTCCTAGAAATCCAACCCACTTGTGTTGTTTTGGGTTTTCTTTGCGTATAAAAACAGTCTCCCCTGGTTTTGGAGCCTCGCGGTCTTTTATTTCTGTTCCATGACAAAATGGACATGATTCCTTGTCTTTTCTCTTACCTTGATAATCTAGTTCTGAATCCCAATCTCTCTGCAGGATAGGAAGCAAATCACGCAAGCACAATATACTGTGACAGAGAAAATATAGAAGATTTTTAGGAGTTGGGTCCGATCCGTATCGCAGCACTGTAATTTTTTCCAGCGCCTTTTTTGCAGCTTTAATAGACTCTGCTGTATTTGGCGTCCCATACTCTATAAAGGCAACATCGCCCTTCGCCTCTTTTTCAGCATAAATTTTTCGCATGTTTTGATACTGTGTTAAATTTAATACAAACGGATACCGATCCTGTGCAGGGGGGCATTTACGTGAATAATTACTTTCAATGGCGGCTGATGTGCCAGACGCGCCAGTCTTTTTTGATGATCCAAATAGTGTTGAGTCTAATTGTTTTAATCTGTTAATAAACCAATGTTTAACCACTAGTTTTTCTTGATCATCCCCCCTATGTTCTTTTGGTAAAAGGGCTGCATCAACCACACCATCCTCTGCAGCGGGTCCATCATTGTCAGAATCAGATTCAGCATCCTCTTCTTCTCCAGCCAATACAGCACGTCTGATACCTGGTGGGACTCTAACAGCCTCCACCCTCTTCTGAACTTGAGCTGCAGCTTGTTCAACCTGTTCTGCCACCACAGCAGTTCTAGCAGCCACACCCCTTGTAATTCCTAATTCATCAAACGCGCTATTCCATTGGTCATCTGTACTCAAAAATACAAGTCCAATTGCAGTACAAATACGGCGAATATCTTCTACATCACAACGTCTTAAATTGTAGAGCTGTATTGTGAAACTTGTAATACTCTGTGCTGAAATTGTTATATCTACACCTGGATTTTTCTTTATTAAAAAATCTTCACCTTCTACGTCTTTGACGCTTGCTTCCATACCCTCCTTTAAAAAATCAGTCACATATGACTTTGCTTTTTCTTCTGAAATTTCAAACTCCTTTGAAATAGACGGAATAAGTCGCGCAAGTTCATCCCTTTCTATCTGCTTTCTTGTTATCATATAATGAATGTATGCAAATATACGATTTGGTGTTGAAAAGTTACTGACACCCTTGTAACGATACGATGCAAAAACGGCTTGTTCAGATTCCTCTGGCTCTATTTCTTGAAATAAGGCTGTAAGGCGAGCCATCCGATCTTGTACAAGTTTACGAATATTTTTATTGGGAGCCGATGGAAGTTGTAATTCAATGCGAAGATGTGCTTTTCCTAATTGAATTGTATCTAAACTAAACGGCATCCCTTCTGCAGAAGCTAACAATGCAGTCTCCAATCCTCGTAAATCACGTTGTATATCTAAAATGCGCTGATCTTTTGGTGCTTCCACGCTAAAGTCAGCCGTTGTATCATCTAAAACACGAAGTGTGCTATACAGGGGATTATAACCAAATTCGGCTGGACGAACAAGTGCTTTTACAAACAGTATATTTGCATCAGATATCGGACTTTCTTCACGCACCCAGTTTTTTAAGAGCATGGGATCATTTACAGCTGGCAACCCTGCGGATATTGGTTGAAATAACTTTGTCATTGGTGTTGTACTGGGTGTTATAAGTCGCATAAATGGGCGAGCTGCATTGACAGGTTGTGAAAAGAAGAGCGCATCTACGCCATCAAAATACGGCGATCTATCCATATTTGTCCACTGAAATTGTAGATATTTTACACCAGTTGTCTGAAATTCGGGTATTGCAACATCTTCCACTAAACGTTCTAATGCATGGATTTGTAGTAATTTAGCTTTTATATATTCTTCTAGCATATTTCGTTGTTGTAGTTCGGTGAGTGATAAACGACCTGTAGTGGCTGCATCTAAATGAGGAAAATAGGGGTAGAAGAACCCATACCAGTTTAAAGAGGAAAATGGGTCCTTGACGCCTTTAAACAAACTTTTCAAATACAGAAATGAATAGGCTGAAAATGTTGGAATTTGACCATATTCGTTCAGAAAGGCATCTTGTAATGTAAGGCTGCCCTTTCTAAATACGTAAGGGTTTGTTGAATCTCCATTTTCATCTACAAATGTCCTTAAAGGCGCAGCGGATTGTATATGCTCAATAGGATTTGGCACTTCAATATGTGATTCATCCTCTCTTGACGTATCCTTGTACGTAAACATTGCTGGATATTCATCTTCTCCAACACGAAAGGATAGATAAACATAGGATGGAAAAAGTTCATCCTGCTTTTCCATTTTCAACCATAGTGCACGCTGAATATCATCAATCGTATGAAACGGGGCTAGCCCTTTGAGCTGTATATCCTTTTGCCCAGATGTTGTATATACACGTATTTGAATTGCATTCACTGGAGAAATAAAACTTGCAAGTGGCTGTGGGGTCTTTATAGTTTTGAGCAACTTGTCAAGTGGCGATTGCTCCATACCTACCCTTAGCTATGTAAAATACAACCTTTTTTGAGCGTTCATCGGGCTCTCAAAGAAAGTAGCGATTTTATATCTAATTAAATATCTTTCCAATGCTGAAATCCGTGCCCGCTTTTTCTTTATCTTTTGAAGGGTCATATTGAGGTGCATCTGTGATTTGTACACCACAATACATAACGGGGTGGCTCTTGAAATCGGTGGGCTTATAGAGATTGCGCGACTCGGCTTCGCGCAAAAGCCAGCCAAAATTATTCCAAAAGTCGGTGTCGTGACCAACAGATTTTGTAATCATATGCGCCATTTCATGCAATGCTACAAACATCATGACATTATTATCAACAAGGCGCTCGGAACCATCGCGCTGTCGTAGACAAAAATGTACGGCTTCGCCTTTGTTTACACTATAAGAAGTGTGCTCTGCGTCCGGTGTGCTCTCAAAAAAACGGTTGGGATCAGCTCGGAAGTTTTGAACTAGACGTTGAACTTGTGGCTTGTTTGGATATGACTGTGTTAAATCGTCCATAAGAGTTTGTAGATTTATTCTCATGCGGGCTAAAAGGTCGGCGGCTTGTTGCTTATCCGGGAGATCTCGGACTTTATACTCCTTTCCGTCAACTGCACTTCGGATCGTTACTGTTGGAAAAGAAGAACCCCCAACTATACTTTTAAACACGGATGTCATTTGATACAACATAGATTCGCCCATTCGGATAAAATCTGCTCTCCTAATCAGAAGCGGGGTTTCTATGCGACCAATCATACGATTTTACCATATTCTGGAAAGCGTGCAGTATGCGATTTTATACATGCTAACCGCCTTTTTTGCAGGTGTCGGTCTTGATTTTGCATTCCCGCATTATGATCCTAAAAAAGATGTAGCCGATATTCGTCGCGAAGTTATATTTCAATGCATCGCTCTTGTACTTGTAGTGTATACGACGCGTTATATTGTCAAGAGCGTACCTATCTTATTTCCAGTCTATTCTGCTGCAAAATATATTCCCTATAAAACGGCTGAATTTAACGGCGAAATGATGATGGGGTTTGTTTTTTTGGGTTGCCAGCTGAATTTAATCCAGAAAATGGACTTTTTGGCTGGAAAGTTATACGGGTGGATTTTTAACAAGGAACGCAGGGGGCGAGAGAATGGTACTGAATTTATTCATAAGCTGAAAACAAATCATCTAGATAAAGCAAAAACTGAAAAATAAGTTTCTTAGCAGATATTATAAATATCGTATAAGAAGATTATATTCTAGTTAGTCTAGAACAGATCCAACTGCGTAATCAAATCGTGACTTGTATTTGTATTAGATCCTGTAAATAAGACGCGCAGTGATAATTGATCACCTGCATCCATTTGAACTGAATTTAGATTTGCGTATTTCTGGCAAGGATATGTGTCACTGTCTGTAAAGGGGATTACAAAATCAATTGTAGTAGATGCATTCTTCAAAATTTGCACAATTGTACTGTTTCCTACACCAGGTCCTCCTGATAAGGTTGTGTACATGCCGTATAATAGTGTATTTTGTTGGATACGATAATAGGAGAAGTTAGAATCAGGATATCCTGTAATGGGGCGTGGACTAGTTTGGTCCGCTTGGGCTTGCAATGAACCTGGCCACATATATCCAATCGTATAAATGGATGATACTGGCATTGCAACATAGTTATTGGATAATTGACCAATCATTCCATAAAAGACGGATGTAGGATACACGGATGTTGTAAAGCTAGAATTGCCAGCAGATCGTGTAATCAAGTCACAACCAGGTCCAATATTAATATTACCACTCATCTGTAAGAAATCAGATGCAGTGTAAGCGCCAGTTCCAGAAGCTCCTCCAATTGCAGTTGCGCGAACTTGCACAATGGAACTGACAGACTGTGTTTCAATTCCCACATAGGATCCAGCTGACGTAGATACTCTAGGATTTGCGACGTACAAGTTTGTATCGCGAACAGAGCACGTTGTATTTGTGCTGACTAGGAGCGCACGTTTCTTACCACGACCATTAGATTTTACATTTATTATACATTCACGCACAAAGTTAAATGTATACGTTTCAGGACTCAAATTTACTGCGCCGCCCGCGAGGATTGCATTCACATCACTTGTACCTGTAGAAGAGGCTGTAGAATTATCTACCATAACATCCACGACCCGTATCATTGCGGTCTGACATGTGCTCGTTGGGAAGAAGACTGCAGTCATCGTGCTGTGTGAGGTGTTGTAGAGGTTTATAGATACATCTTCTAGACGTGTATTTTCACCCATCGTAATCATGGTTGTATTTTGTGTCAGAGAGGACATTTGAAGCTTAGTTGTTTGTTGACTCATACCGCGCACCGATGTATTGTCTAGAAGAGTAATAGGGGCTGTCAAATTGTATATTCCTGGTAATATATACATTGTATCCCCTGTAATCATCGCTGCATTTGCAGAATTGATTGTTTTATAGGGGAAACCACCTGGTGCTGCAGTTGCATCATTTCCATTTAGGGCGTCAACTAACAGTACATTTCCAAACCGAGGAGATACTACACTATTGTACAAGATTCCTGATGTTGTACTTACAAGCTGTGCAGTTGTCGCAGCAGTTGTGGCTGTGCCATAAGGTTGACCAGATGCATTCAGTGTTGTAAACTGAATTGTGCTTTGCGGTCCAACTGAAATTTCAACGCCATTCGCATTTGTCCATGTTCCGTTTGTATATGAGCCGCCCATGAGAATAGTTGAAGTTGCAAAATAGGGAGTTGCGTAAATTTCCCCTTTTGCTCCTGCGCCAAGTGTCCCTGTGGGACCAATATGCACGGACCCCGTTCCTACATAAATATCCTTCCATGCAGTCCCTGTTGCACCTAGACTGTATACATCATTGGCTGTGGGAAGTACATGTCCCGCGATTTCTACTGTTCCAGTTCCACCATAATTGGCTGTTATTTTTACAACATCGCTTGTTTTCAGTATTGTTGTATTACTTGGATCTGCGACTACCATGGATCCAGTCCCTTGTAAAACTACTGTCGGCGTTGGTCCCGTTGGTCCCGTTGGTCCTGTGGTGCCAGTAGGTCCTGTGGTACCTGTGGTGCCAGTAGGTCCTGTGGTACCTGTTGGACCTATTGTTCCCGTGGGACCTGTTCCTAAGGGACCTGTAAATCCAGTCCAACCACGTAATCCCACAGGTCCTTGTGAACCAGTCGTACCCGTAGGTCCTGATGTTCCTGTTGCTCCTTGCAGACCTGGTGCACCAAGTCCACCTGTTGGTCCCGTTAAGCCCCTTGGTCCAGTTCCAACCGCACCCGTGGGTCCAGTTGAACCTGTCGGTCCAGTTCCAATCGCACCGGTTGGTCCAGTTATACCTGTAGATCCAGTCAATCCCGTTGATCCTCGTGGACCTGTAAATCCACTTGACCGTATCACCAAAAGAATAGGGGTGTTTGGTGCAAACCCTGATGCTCCAATGCCACCAGAACCCACATTCTGCACCGGTATCTGGACATAATTATTTGGATATATAGTAATTGCACTTATAACTAACCATGTCTGATAATCATCACTATTATTCTGAGATTGAATAATTATAGTATCATTTACACTTAACAATGCTAAAAAGACATCAATGTCTACATTATTGCTCGTTAAATGGGAAACATTTATCTGTGTTGCGGAGGTTTGAGATACGGCATTCCATAAGATATAACCTGGACCTGGATCACCAGTTGTCCCTGTTGCATTTGCCAAATAGTTATAATAGCTACTACTTTGACCCGCAACACCCTGTGTGCCCGTTGGACCTTGTATACCTTGTGTACCCTGTGGTCCCGTAGGACCGGTTCCCAAAGGTCCTGTTTGTCCAGTTGCCCCCATGATTCCAGTTGCACCTGTCTCGCCAGTGGGTCCGGTTCCTAAAGGACCTGTTGCACCAATTGACCCAGACGGACCAGATACACCCATAACATTGTCCAATTGTGTGATAGTAATGCGTGTTAATGCTCCCGCAGACAGGAGTGTTTGAGTATTACCTGTTTCTTGTGCATAGTATATTTCAATATAATCATTGGGAGCTAATACAATTACAGCAGAGGCTGATGTGGCGGCTTGCGTATTAATTGCAGATACTGCAAATGTGTCCGTGCCATTTTTTACAATTTTAAATACTGCTTGTAAATATACGCTACCGGTATATACCGATGATGTTATAAAATAAAGGTTAGTTAATGTACTATTATTTGTGAATTGATATGTGCTAGTATTATATACTCCACTAATTGTACCAGATGAATTATTTGAATCAAGGGTATCAAACGCAACAAGTGTATCAGTATTTGTTAATACGTCTTGATTCGTTCCCAAGTAATAAGATACAGCTGCAAGAGGTGCTGGCGTTTGCGCAGGTCCTGTAGGTCCTGTCACACCATCGGCGCCAGACATACCGGTGGGACCTGTAGACCCTGTAGACCCCGTAGTTCCTGTCACACCGGTGGGTCCTGTCGCACCATCGGTTCCAGACATACCCGTTGACCCTGTGGGACCTGTCGCACCATCAGCTCCAGTTGCTCCTGTGGGACCGGTTGATCCAGTGGGACCTGTTACACCATCAGCTCCAGACATACCTGTGGGACCAGTTGATCCAGTGGCACCTGTCACACCATCAGCTCCAGACATACCTGTTGACCCCGTAGGTCCTGTAGCACCCGTAGATCCTGTAGCACCTGTAGCCCCATCAGCTCCAGACATACCTGTGGGACCTGTCGCACCATCAGCTCCAGACATACCTGTGGGACCTGTCGCACCATCAGCTCCAGACATACCTGTGGGACCAGTTGACCCTGTCACACCATCAGCTCCAGACATACCTGTGGGACCTGTTGCTCCAGTGGGTCCTGTCTCACCAGTGGGTCCTGTAGCACCTGTCACACCATCAGCTCCAGACATACCTGTTGACCCCGTAGGTCCTGTAGCACCCGTAGATCCTGTAGCACCTGTAGCCCCATCGGCTCCAGACATACCCGTGGGACCAGTTGCTCCAGTAGGTCCTGTCTCACCAGTGGGTCCTGTAGTTCCTGTGGGACCTGTGGGACCTGTCGCACCATCAGCTCCAGACATACCCGTTGACCCTGTGGGACCAGTTGCTCCAGTGGGTCCAGTTGCTCCTGTAGGTCCTGTAGCACCATCAGCTCCAGACATACCCGTGGATCCTGTCTCACCGGTAGGTCCTGTCTCACCTGTAGGTCCTGTAGCACCATCAGCTCCAGACATACCCGTGGATCCTGTCGCTCCCGTAGGTCCTGCCTCACCAGTGGGTCCTGTTGCACCTGTGGTACCTGTCGCACCATCAGCTCCAGACATACCTGTTGACCCTGTAGGTCCTGTTCCCAATGGACCTGTTGCTCCAGTTGACCCTGTGGGTCCTGTAGTGCCAGTAGGTCCTGTCGCACCGGTTAATCCAGTTGCACCTATAGCACCTGTTGGTCCGGTTGATCCCACAGTCCCTGTATCCCCAGTTGGTCCCGTCCATCCGCGTAATCCTGGTACACCAATTGGACCTGTCGCACCAGTTAACCCTGTTCCACCTATTGCACCTATTGCACCTGTTGCACCCGTAGGTCCTGTAACACCTGTAACTCCCGTAGGTCCTGTAGCCCCTGCTGTACCTGTAACTCCCGTGGCTCCTGTGGCACCTGTAACTCCCGTAGGTCCTGTAGCCCCTGCTGTACCTGTAACTCCCGTGGCTCCCGTGACTCCTGTGACTCCAGTAGGTCCTGTTACTCCTGTAAACCCTGTCCATCCACGCAAACCCACGGGTCCTTGTGGACCTGTACTACCAGTCGCTCCTGTAGTTCCTGTAGCCCCCTGTAAACCTGGAGCTCCAAGTAATCCAGTTGGACCTGTTAGACCTGTTGATCCAGCGGCACCTGTTACTCCTGTAGGACCTGTTACTCCGGTGGCACCGGTTACTCCATCAGATCCAGACATACCTGTGGTACCAGTGGGTCCTGTTGCACCATCAGCTCCAGACATACCTGTTGCACCTGTGGCACCAGTCGCACCATCAGCTCCAGTTACTCCTGTGGGACCTGTTGATCCAGTGGGACCTGTTACACCATCAGCTCCAGACATACCTGTGGGACCTGTTGATCCAGTGGGACCTGTTACACCATCAGCTCCAGACATACCTGTGGGTCCTGTTGCACCACCAGCTCCAGACATACCAGTTGACCCTGTGGCACCAGTCGCACCATCAGCTCCAGACATACCTGTGGCACCAGTCGCACCATCAGCTCCAGTTGCTCCTGTGGGACCTGTTGATCCAGTGGGACCTGTTACACCATCAGCTCCAGACATACCTGTGGGGCCTG